GCAAAATTATAAATTATTGTATTTGCTGTGGTATTTGTGATGAGAAGAATATTTGCAAGTGTAATAGTATATTGAAGACCTGTAAAAGTTATGGTCTTGGCTGCTGGATTAAAGGTGTATCCACCTACTATATCTGTTCCTACTAATCGTTTCATGTGTATTCCTCTATATTTATAACACCGTTGCCATTGCTATTACAAAAGCAGCATCTACCCCACCTGTGGCACCCGTATTACCTTGACCAGCATTACCAAATTCAACCCAAATACGAGAAGCACCATCTGTTATTGCTGTGAATAATTTTCCAGTGTTTGTATCAAACCATCTATCTCCAGCAGTTGGTCCTGCACCAACGGTAGTACCTTCCGTGAAACTGAAATAGGTTCCACCACCTCCACCACCACCAGAAGATTCAATGGTAATCGTATTACCAACTGGAGTTAGAGTAATATTTGACCCAGCAGCAAGTGTTACACCGCCGGTTAAACCATTGAGTCGTGTTACAACGCTACCACTTACAGTACTATAAACATCCCACGCAGTGCCGTTCCATTGCCAAGAACGACCACCATACGTGTAAATTTCATTCAGTGCTGGTGATGTAGGGAAATCTAGTGCCATGTGTTAATATTTAGATGATTTCATACCATGAAAAATCTGAGAAAACATTGGAATTGGCATTAATGGGAATAAAAACTAGACAGATAACATCACTGACTCCTGCTTGAGTTCTACCTAATTGAAAATTAAAACTATTTACCTCACCAATAGTAAATGCTCCATCACTGGTAATGTACCCACCAACAATATCAGTTCCACCAGTAACTCCTGTAGCAGTAATATTATAATCAACATTTCCACTATAATGTGTTGTCCAAGTATTTCCTGTTAATGTAGGATTTAGTATAATTCTATATTGCACCGTGTTTGGTTTATTTGCTCCAGTTTCTTCTAATGCTGCAGAAACATTTGATGGAATAATAATAGAATCGAGTCTACTAGAATTAAGTCTCAAAGAAATTAATGGATACAATACTCCTGGAGTAGTCAATGTATGTGCTAAATACCCACTATGAGTTACGTTATGCCGTCTGCTAAAACCTTCATATCCACCATCTGAAATAACAGAAGAACAAATTTGTTTTACTTGACTGCTTCCTGTTTGACCTGTTAAATTCTCAAGTTCATAACGAATTGGAAGACATGCTGTGGTCATATAAGTCGTTGTGTTTATATTATCGTTATGGAATGTGTGTGCTATTACAGGTTTACCATCAACAAAGAAACCTGTACGAACATCACCTACACCAAGCCATTCAAAATCCATCCATAAAATATTTGCTTTTGAAACATCTAAGTTACGTCCAGAAGCACCAGTTCCATTAAACTTATCTCCGTTCCAGTCTGCTTGATTTACTGTAGTTGTGGTATTTAATGATGCTGATGACATTACGATACTTAATGTCAGACCACTTTGTTGAAGATATACACCATTATATGGAACACCAGAAGTTGCACCACCAGTAAGCCCGAAGTATCCAATTCTTTGTCTTAGTCCTTCTTTTGGTTGATTAAATGCAAATGTGTTTAGAACCAAAAGAGATTTACCAGGCTGGTATGGAAATACTCTTTTAGTCTCTCTTGAAGATTTTGAACCCAATGTAGTTCCAACAATTAAGTTTAGTGCGCTTTCAGTAATTGCATAAGAATATGTACCACCTGTGACACCAAAGGAATCCCATTTGTCATTGGGTTGATATCTATTTTGACTGTCAAAGATTGTGAATGGGTTAGCAACTTTAAGACGATTAAATGCATCCACTGCATCTGCTTTGAACCCAACAGTATCATTAAATAAGTAACTCATATTATTCTCCATCCATTTCTATAAATGAAATGCAACCCGGCATTATCTAAATTTATTATTGCTGAACTTTGATTATCTATCGTATGTGCTGCAGTGGCTCCGACAATCGTAATCTGACGATTGACTCCATTACCCGCATTACCAGATTCATCTTTAACAACAATTTCTCTTCCAGTTTCTGGAGCAACTGGAAGTGTTACTGTAACTGGTCCTGCATAACTAACACCAATATAATAATCAACCACAGATGCTGTATAAGTTGCTCCCGTGACACCAACTGTTCCTAAAATTGAAACTGGAGTAGAATTGCTGCTTGTATTAGTTGGCTGAACCCACTGTGGACTATTGCCATCATTAACATACACATATTCAATACCAGTATCGGAAGACATCCAACGATATCCCATAGTAATACCAGGATCTGTGGGGGCTGAAGATTGGTAATAATATGTAACACCAGATACAATTGAATTTATAGTTACATTACCAGTACCACCACTAGGACTTATTGAAATTCCAGTTCCAGCAATAATTGATGACACCCCACTCGTACTACTTCCACCACAACCACCAGCAATACTAATATCTACATTTTTTCTTCTTCTGGTGATTGTAATATTATCACCAATAAAATTAATCGTATTGGGATTACGAATAATTTTATCACCATTCAAACTTATATCAACACCACCGCCACCAGCAGGTGTTGTCATCGCACCAATACGATCTATTGCTTTTTGAATATCATCATTTTTAAATGTATTCAGAACATTTGTAACGTGTTCTGAATGAAATGACAATACTCCATTATCTAATACAAGAGGAAATTCTGCTTCAAGTACTGGAGATTCTCCCGCAGGACCTTGAGGACCTACGATCCCATCTTCGCCTCGTTCGCCCTTTGCACCATTAGAACCCGGAATGCCCACAGGTCCTCGATCACCTTTTTCTCCCTTTTCACCACGAAGACCTTGCAGACCAATGGAGCCTTGAGGTCCAACCGGACCTTCAGGACCAATTCCACCTTGCTCACCTTGTGTGCCCGGAATACCTTGTGGACCAACCAATCCTTGATCGCCTTGATCGCCTTTATCACCCTTGTCTCCTTGAATTCCTTGCTTGCCTTGTAGTCCCTGTGCTCCTCGTGCACCCATATCTCCATTATCACCTTTTGGACCTTGCGGACCAACTTCTCCTTGAGGACCGATTTCACCTTGTGGACCAACTTCTCCTTGAATACCACGATCTCCACGAAGACCTTGAATTCCTTGCTTACCTTGAATACCCTCATCACCTTTGAATCCTTGAACACCCATAACAGGTGTAGATTCTTTAATTATAGTTCTTTCTATAATTTCAATTTTGGTCTTTGGTGCAACTGGCTTTACTTCTGGTGATTTTACTGGTACAATAATTTCTTCAAACAGATTTTTAATCTGATGAGAATTACCATAAAATTTAATAACTTTGTTTGTATCTTTTTGAATAAAATAATGCTCACTGATACCATGACCAAGTTGCATTTTTTCATCATACGGACAAGAAGAAATTTCTTTCAGTACTTGATTTTGTAATAACGAACCAATAGGTCTTTTAACCTTGAAAGAAGTTCCTTGAAGTCCTTCAAAGGTTTGTACTGGAATGAATAATTCTTTAATTTTAGAAGAATTACCTTCGATTAAATATTCTTCACCATCAGAATTTCTTAGATATAACTGTGATATACCAGAACCAACTCTTATAACTTTTGGATTTGTCAGATATTCGACAATGTGGTATTCACAGCCTTGCAGCAGTTCTGAGTGCTGTTTTGCCAGTTTTAAAGATGTTTTGTTCTTTCCGAAGAACATTTATATTATTTAGGGTCCGATTTCATTAGACTGGAATACACTCAAAGTAAACACCATTATATGTAAATCCTCCACCAGTGCGTATACTACAAGTAATTGGATATAAATCTACACCTTCACCATCACATACACTACCATCTCCTAGAGGCATTTGATTTGGATCTGTACTACATAATGTACTACCAAATGGACCACCACGACCATCATAGGCATTATATGTAGTTCCACGTATTAACATTGCGAAACCAGCAACATCACGATCTACACCACCTAAACTTATTGCACTATAAAATGCCGGTGAATTTAATATAGTCAAGCCACTATAGGATCCTTTAAACAGACCAGGATCTAGAGAGGCTAGACTTCCATACAGAGAATAATTTAACCACCAAGTACCAACACCTAGAGTAGTACCTCCAACATCATCACCACTTAAACTTAATTGAATTAATTCCCCAACAACTGCAGTTGCACCTTGAATCTGTAATGTACCGTTTCCAGGTATAACAACACTTGAAGACGGGTATCCATTAGAGGATGTTTTTCTTGTCTGCCATATACTAGGTGTAGACAAGAATGTGCGTGGTGTTGGAATCCATCTATCAGATCCATTGTATGAAATTATATCACCAGCACACAATCCGTTTGCTGGAAGATTTGGATATAATCTAGAAATTATTGCAGAACCATCTGTAACACCACTACTTCCACTACTACTACCACTAATTGTAATAGTGTTTGCTGCAACACATGAACCGATTGTAATATTTGAACCGGCAAGTAAAGTAATATCCCCTGTCAGTCCACCAAAACCAGTTGTAAATAAACCATGAACACCTTGATTTGTAATAGTAACATTACCTGTTGCACCTGATACTGAAATAGCGGTTCCAGCAACAGCCGTGCATACACCTTGAAGTGCTCCAGTTTTTCCATTAAAACTTCTTACAACAGTACCAAGATAAGTTCCACTTACATTAAGATTATTACCACCAGTAACTGTGAGAGTTCCATATGCAATTGTACTAACACCTTGACTAGCACCACCAATACTTAAGACAGCATCTTTTAAATTAACATTTGAGGTAACAAAACTACCAACGTGTGATAAACCTATACTTTTAGTAGTATCTGTTGATGTAATACTATTAATATCAGTAAGATTAGATGACAAACTTAATGTTAAATTTCCTGTTCCTCCAAGTGGACTTACATTAATTTGTGATGATGTTCCAATTATTTGACGAACACCAGTATTCGTAATAGTTACATTACCAGTAGAACCTGATAACAGGATTCCAGATCCTTGATTAACTGATCCAACACCTACTACATTACCGGTAAGACCATTGAATCGGTTTACAAGGTTTCCTTCAATATCATTTACAGATCCATCAAAAGATATATTAGAAGCATACACATTGATAGAATTAGTTTGATTTGTTATCTCTATTCCGGGTACTGTTTTACTTACACCAGATCCAACTTTTGTAATGTTACTACCATAAAGAGTTAATGTATCATTAGTTGTATTGATAAAAATTCCACTTGCATTACACACACCCGTAATATAAACAATATCATCAAGAATAATTGGACCACATGAGCCACATGCTCCAGTAGATGAGAATATTATAGAATTACCTGATAAAGTAATTCCCATATTATTTCCAGCAGCTAAAGTTACTGCACCCGTGAGACCATTAATATAATTAATAATATTTGGTGCACTTATATTTCCAGAGAATGTTGCACCAGAAGAATTTATACCAGAATTTGCTGTAATTAATCCGCTAAAGGTTGCACCAGAAGAACTTATACCAGCATTTGCTGTAAGCAGCCCACTAAATGATGATGCAGGTCCACTAAATCCACCAGATATACCAATAGAAGATAAAACTGTACCAGAAACGGTGGTCCAATTTGTTAAATTTGAATTTTGTGAAGTTGTACCACGTACATCTAATGGAACATTGCCATGAATATTTTGACCATCATTTTGAATTAGTAAAGTTGGTTTTATTGTATGTTTTGCTTGAGCTGCTCCAGAATGTATATTAATATTATTACCAGCATTAATATTTAAAGAAGCTATCGTACCAGTAATACTTCTACTAGTAAAAGTAATACCAGGAATAGGAATATTAAATATTCCTGATAGTGTACCTCCGGCTGCACTAATACCGGAACTAAATGATTGCAGTGCAAGAAAGTTGTTTGCAATTCCGGTAGTTACTCCAGTTACAGCCCCTGTGAGTCCATTAAAAGTAATAACATACGGACCACTGATACCATCTGCACCAGTAGCACCAGTATTTCCTGGTGAACCAGTAGCACCAGTATTTCCCTGACTGCCAGTAGCACCAGTATTACCAGTATTACCATTTGTTCCATTATTACCAGTATTTCCTTGAGGACCAGTTGGACCGGGAACAGTTGAATTAGCACCAGTAGCACCGGTGTTTCCTTGATTTCCAGTAGCACCAGTGGCACCGGTGTTTCCCGTATTTCCCTGCGATCCAGTAGGACCTTGAATTCCTTGAATTCCTTGATCACCTTGTTGACCAGGTGCGCCGTCAAGATTTACTTTCCAATTTGATCCGGTTGCACCTCCACATATACCAGTCATACTCAATGTTATTCCTGGTGGGGAATAACTTACAACTTGTGCATTAAAATATTGTGTAATACTTACAGCCGCTAATACAGTTTGTGCGGGAGTATATGCTAGCCCCGTTGGAACTGATAAAAATACAACAGACCCTGGTAATTTATCTGAAAGGTAAATTGATGTACCGGACGTAGTACTAAACAGATCTCCTGCTGTTCCTGTATTACCAGTAGGTCCTCTAAGTCCAGTTGCACCAGCATTACCAGTATTACCTTGAATACCCTGTTGACCAAAAAGATTTAGAGTCCAATCTATAACTGTTCCAGATCCAACAACTTCTGTCAGAGTTAAAGTAACAATGCTAGTTCCCGGAACCCAATTGGTAATAGTTCCAATAAGATAATTGTTGGTGGGGTCAAGATTATCAGTTATAATTAAAGTTTGACCAATAGAATATGCTGGCAAAGGTACTGCCGTTATGGTAAAAATAATAGGATCACCAACAGAAAAATCACCTATAAATACTTCTGTCCCACTGTATGATAGATATCCTGCACCAGTAGTACCAGTACTTCCTCGGTTCCCGGTAGCACCAGTATTACCAGTAGCACCAGTATTTCCCCGATTACCAGTGGCACCAGTAGCACCAGTATTTCCTTGAAGCCCCTGTGAACCAGGATCTCCTTGCTCACCTGGATTTCCTTTTGCTCCAGCATTACCTTGAATACCCTGTATACCCTGTGGACCAGTGGGTCCGGGAGGTCCAGTTAAGGTACTACCCGGTCCAACAGGTCCTTGTGGTCCGGTGGCTCCGGGTACTCCATAAGGAGTTCCGTAAACTATTACATTAATAATGTCTTCCATGTGGTAATATATTTATATCAAGTGCATGTTATTTAAATTTAGACTGAAGCAAAATTTTGTCCACCAATAAAGCCCAGCCAAGAAACTCCATTATCTACTGTTACAAATGAGAATACATCAACTTTTTGTACTCCAGCAGAACCTGAAGTTAGTGTAGGAGCAACTCCACCAGCCCATCTTACTTTGGATCCCCATGTAATTGTAGAAGTTGGTGTATTCATCTGCAGTATTAAAGTAAATCCAATAGTACGGTTAGCTACTGTTGTCGGAACATTTGTTACTACAAAATTTGTAATACTGGAAGTTAATGTCACCGTAAATACTTGAGCTTTGGATAAATCTAAAGTAAGTGTACCACTATCAATTGATACTGCTGCATATGGTTCATTATACCACTGCAATGTTGGTTGATATATTGTATTTTTATTAAAATCTGCAGTTAAACCACCAAACGTAGCTGGACCTGTTGGTACAATTGTGAAGCCGGTGGTAAAATTCTGTGTTGCAGTAAAATTTTGAGCAACATCTAATTTAGCAACATTTGTAATTGCACCAGTAGCAGAATTGATACTCAATACACCACTATTTGTAAATGTAAGAGTATTTCCTGTACTACTAATTGCTAATCCGGAAGAACCAGTAAATCCAACATTACCTGTTATACCTCTAACACTATTAACAAGATTAATACCAGATATTCCACCTGATCCTACTGTTATATTTGTTGCGGTAAGATTGTTAGTAGTTATGTTTGCCGCACAGACACCAATTGTTCCAAATTGATTTAATTCTCCTGTAAGACCTTTAGCAATATCATTAACTTTTCTATTGTTTATAGACACTAAATCTAATGCATAATTTTGATAACTACTTTGGGATTGTCTATCCATCAGTGGAACAAAATATGATGAACCATGACTATTGTTACTGAGAAATATTTTATTATAAGCTGTACCAGATACATAATCAGAAGTGCTACTTAAGAATACACCACCTGTAGATACAATACTTCCATATATTGGTGTTAAAGTTAATCCGCCTGTAAAGGGTGCTGATATTTTGGCAACATAATTATTTGTTATTGTTGCATATAATGCAGTTTGAGATGGGGGAGCATAAGACGTAGCACCGTCAGTTTGTAGCCCTCGGGTACATAACATTGCTAATCTTTGAGATTCTCCTTTTCCAATAATAGAATTTCCATCTGCATTTACAAATAATGGTTCTATTGCTAGTGCAGGGAGTCCAGAAGCTTGGGTACCATCATTCTCAGCTACAGATATAACACCTCCTCTATATACTCCAATAGATGCAGGAACATTATTAATAATAGTATTATTTCTAACTGTATAATACTTTGGTCTACCCATACTCATATCAGTATAAAATCCGATTGCAGTAGAACTATAATAAGGAAAACTGGTATCAGCAACTATTGGCAAACCATCGTGTGTAAATGGACTTTTTCCATCAGATGTAACATCAAAGTGGAATGTATTATTGCTAACATTGCCAACAGCAATTTGAGGATTTATGTGCGGTGATCCTCTAGCAATCGATCTAACATTACAATAGATTTGATTGCCAGTTATTGTGGATTCATCTCCTTGAATTTTTATTGAACGACCTTGGCAATTTGTGAATTTATTATTTGCTACAATACTGCTTGCAGGAATAGTATTTGCACCATATGTTCTTCCACCAAATAATACCACTCCATCGGCATCAGAGTTTCTCTCAACATTTCCACCAGAAGTTCCTGTTAAAATATTTTCAAATACATTATTTGTTACATTAACCCATTCAGCATATTGGGTTTCTGCGCCTCGGTTTGTTACAACAAAGGCTTGACAACCACCACCAGTTATTCCAGCCGAAGATCTAAGTATATTTTTAAATAATGAATTTGTTAATGTAACACTTTCAAACCCACCCTCAATATAACATCCTAAACTCGCTGGTGTTTCAGTTGTAGCAAAAGTATTAAGAAACTGACAATTATTAATAAAAATTCTTGCAGCTGATTGAGCAGCAGAATAAGATTGAAAAATTCTAGAATTTGTATTATTTGCATCAAAAATTATACCTTCTATATGAATATAGTTGGTATTTCCGTTTAATGTCAACATTCCAGCACCAGTAGCAGAACCCCATTGGATAGTGGCATTATCTCCTAAAAGTTTAATATCTTTATTAACAGGTTCATAACCAAGTGCTGCATTTATTTTATATCTTCCATATGGAAAATATATTGTTCCCGAAGAGATACCGCTCAATCCAAACATAGCACCCAATGCTGTTTGAATAGCGGCTCTATCATCTGTAATACCATCACCAACTGCACCAAAGTCCTTAACAGAAAATACATCTTTCAATTTACTGTCAATTGTACGAGCTACTGCACCGCTACCAGATTGTGTGAAACAAAGACCAGAAAGCGTTACATTACCAGTAGCACCAGTATTCCCCTGAATACCGGTTGCACCAGTATTACCTGTAGTACCTTGAATACCAGTAGCACCAGTATTACCAGTATTTCCTGTAGAACCTGTATTACCAGTAGTTCCTTGTAGACCAGTAGGACCTTGAATTCCTTGATCGCCCTTTTGTCCAACAGCACCATTAAGATTTACATCCCATGAATTTGAATACGCGGTACCAGTAACAGAATTAACAACAAGAGATAATGTTACACCACTATAACTATTAACTGTTGCGATAAAATATTGAGATGCTCCAGCTGCAACTAAAACAGTTTGAACTTTACTATAGGCTAATCCAGATGGCACTGTTAATGTAACACCAGCACCAATAGATGCCAAGGTTATACCCGCTGTACCTGTTGATTTGTAAATATCACCAGCTAGCCCCGTACTACCAGTTGGACCAGCATTACCAGTAGCACCAGTGGAACCCGTTGAACCAGTATTGCCTCTAGGACCAGGAACGGTTGAATCTGCACCAGTTGCACCTGTATTACCTGTTCTACCAGTTGCGCCCGTATTTCCTTGATTCCCAGTATTTCCTTGCGGACCTGTTGGGCCGGGAACAGTAGATGTTGCACCAGTTGCACCAGTATTTCCCTGATTTCCAGTATTTCCTTGAGGACCAGTAGGACCAGGAGCCGTGGAACCTGCACCAGTGGCACCAGTATTTCCTTGTGGACCAGTAGCACCAGTATTTCCTTGTGGACCAGTAGGACCAGTTGAACCAACTCCCCCAATAGAAGAAATTTCAATATTATTACCAGATAAAGTTATACCAACATTTAAACCTGCTACTAAATTAATACCACCACTAAGACCATTAAGTGATGAGACTCCACTAGTAATACCACCAGAAGATGCGATAGTTACACTATTTCCACTAATCCCCAATGTTACATTTTGACCAGCAAGAAAATCTATCGTTCCAGTAATGCCATTTATACTTTGTACAACAGTTCCCTGATAACTCCCACTAACACCAATATTACCATTAATATATACTAAACCACCACTTGGTGTTAGAATCATATTTCCAGATGATGAAAGGTCTAAAGTAGCATTTGTAATAGCACCATCAGTAACATCGTTGTAAATAAGCTTTAGAATTTTTCCATCACTTTTATTAACTTCTATAGCATGGGTTCTAGCTAAAACACTATTTCTATTAATCACAAGATTGGTATCAGGAGAAAGTGGATTTTGGTTTCGGATCTTAACCATATTAGAACTAGTTGATCCCAATACTTCTAAAACCGTTCCATAATTATTAGATTCTACATCACCCAATTGAACAAGACTACGATCTTGAAAGAATATTCCATCTTGTGCTCTAAAGTAAAAGAAACTAGTTGCAGACAACTCCGCTCCGCTTAGTTCTACTTCAAAACTTCCACTACCTACTAATACTGAATTAAGAGATAATTGTGATGGGTTAGGAGTATATCTAAGAGGAGAGAGTCCTCCATCAATTTTTAATGCTTGGTTACCACACCCACCAGCAAATACAAGATATTGTACATCTTCAGTATTGGTTGTAGTGAGAGCCATCTGTGTAGCAATACCATCATCTGCAGGAATAGTATCGTAAATAATTGTACCAACATTAGACGTATTACCATTAACAGCCGTACCGCTAACTTGAATAAATGTTATTTGATTACCAGAATATGCCGTAACTGTTCCATAAATATAATTTCCAATATCTGTAAAACTTATTTTTATTGTGTGTCCAACAGATATTGCATTAGCATTCGAAGCTAAGTTAACATTTAATGTACTACTAGTACCATAATTTACAGTAATAGAACCTGTAAAATTTAATAAAAAGAAACCTTGACCTGTATTACCTTGTGGACCAGCTGGTCCAGTTGATCCTGGTACTCCAGGAACACCTTCAACAGCATAGGGAGTTGGATATACGGTTACTTGAACTGTTTTGCTTGGGCTTGCCATATTAAGTACTCTCAGTTACATCAGGAAGAGTTTCAATTCTTCCTCTTAATAGGGTGACTACACCACCATTATTTGGGTATTGAAGTTGCATATCATAAAATGATGAAGAATATTCTGAAAAACTTTTAGTGTATTCGGAGCCAATAGTAACATATATTGTTCCCCCTGTAGCACTTGCTGCCAATCCTCCAGTAATTCCATCTACAGGAACAACTACAGATCCAGCTGGTATTCCAAGCTCATATGAGACTAAAAGACCACTTGGATGATAACTTTTTCTAACTTGCATGGATAATGTAGATCCACCCAAATCAAAGGTATTCCCCGCTGCATTAGCAAGATTCATCACCCAAGTTAACGTATCACCTTTGACAACAACTGGATTAAAGTTATCTGACATTATTAGGATTCTCCAAAGAATAATAGCCCTATTAAAGGCTATTATAGATTCTCCTATATTTAGAAGCTTTGAAGATTATCAGAGTTTGACCGTAGCGGCTTTGGGATCCATTACCAAAGTTGTTTTATTAGTTGCTTTGGTTACCTTTTCTGCCCATTCTTTATTTTGGTTAGCAAGAGCTTCTTGCATCTTTTGCATACCTTGGCCATAAATTTTATAATTATTGGCAATTCTTTCTCTGTGTTCCTGTGGCAGATGTGGTTCCTTTAACAACTTTTCACATGTTGCAATACCAATTTCAGGTCTACCAGTGTAATATGCAGTTGTAGCAACCTCATCAAAAATTCCCCATGCATAATTTGCCTTGTCAACAAAAAGAATGTCATTTTCTGGAAGAGGAATACTAAGACCCAATGAAGCTACCAAGAATGCATTTCTAGGTCTATTATACTTTCTATAAATGCAAGAAAGATGATATAGTGGTTCTACTCGATTAGGAGCAGTCTCAAATGCCATCATAAAGGCATCTGCAATTTCATGTACAGGTTTTCCTTGGAATTCACGACACATACCTACTCGCATCCAAGAGAAGAATACTTCTTCGTGCCAGGATTCAAGTTTAATTCGTGCCATATATTCTACTTCTGCAACATCGTACATTCTGGCATCAAATGCCGATTGGGCGGCATAAAATTGTTTACGAGGTTGATTTGGATCTTTATCTAGGTACGACTTAAGAATATGATAATCTTTAGTATACTTTTCAATATCATTAGCAACGGCACGTGAACGACAACCTTCGGTACGGACTTCCCATCCATAATTACCTTCAAGCTTTTTAACATTCATGGGCTGTTCACACATTGCATATTCATGCAACGGTTCTTCATACCACCACTTCTTTCTAGCAACATTGAAAACTTGTGCACGAAGCCACTGAAACTCACCTCTTTTTATTTGTACAACATAACCATCTAATGTATCATCGAAGGATGCTACTGGTAGTTCTCCAACAAGAAAATCATCCGCATCAATCATCATAACCCACTTGGTTTTACCCATGCACGCTTCCAATGCCTTGGATCGGTTGGTTCCGAAATCAGACCATTCATGATCTAGAATTTCACCAGGAATTCCCTTTTCATCAAAGAACTTCTTAATTATTTCCTTTGTGTTATCGGTTGAACCCGTATCACAAATAACATAATAATTAATAAACGGTGCGCATGAAGCTAGGCATCTTTCGATATTTGGTGCTTCGTCCTTAACGATCATAGATAGTGTCAAATTATACATAGTCATCCTTATGAATTAAAAAATTTACGTAGTGATCCGGTATTAAATTTAGGAATCAAATCCCAATTATCTTTTTCTGTGTGCTTAATAATTTTAATACCATTGATTGGCATACAATCTTTAAGTTTATCTTTATCAACTACTTCAAGAAGTTCCCATTCTTCGAGTAATTTAACGATAGCATTACGTCTTTGCAAATCTTCATCTGATACATTAGATGGAAGATCATCTAGTGCAAATAGTTCTTTGAAGTGTGCAATGATATAAACGTCATCTTTATGAATTAGATGACATGATTGGTATAAGACATTCTTTCCTTTTGGAGATACACCAATACGAGAAAGAGTTTCACGAACAACCATGAAATCTTCTTCATCCAAAAGAGTAATATGAACGCCAATATTTTTAAATGTTTTATCAGATAGATCAGACATAACAAATCCTTACTAAATTACCTCACACCACCAGTATCAAGGGCTTTGCGTATTTCTTGCAAATCCTCGGTACTCAGTATATTTAGTACTTCTCTAGCCTTGGATTCTGTGTAACCATATGCCTGCTTTATTAGCGTTACATTCTCTTCGGTATCTTTACGTAACCAAGGAGAAAACCGCTTCTTTTTACGAACAGCAAGCCGATAGAAATCAAATTGACTCTTGTTGTCTAACCAAGGAGAACAATTCATCTCGTTGGCATGAAATAAGGTATCTGCAAAATAAGATAAACACCGATTGACTACAAACGGTGTATATGCCTTGACCGCGCCCTCATCTGTATCGAGAAGAGGTTTCTTGTCATGGTTTATACTAGATAAAAAGTCTTTTAGTTGCATCAGTTAAACTCACAGTCCATCATAAGTTGAACAATCAATGCCATGGTGTTAATTTCTTGGTCTGCTGCAAATGCAGACTTATATTGGTATTCAGCAATAATCAGAATAGCCTGTGGTACCGAAGGATTCTTAAGAGATGTATATAGTTCAGTATATAAACGTTTATAAAAATCAGATGTATTAAGATCTAGATTCTGTACCACCCACTTACGACACGATACAAAATCCTTATTCTTCATAAATCCTAAAAGTTCCTTGTAGGACTCACTACTACCTTGACCAAGAACTCCAATATCAATACTACCTGCAGAGGCGTATCTCTGTAGTTCATTGATAATACGGCGAAGATCAGGAAAATGCTTCTTAACAAGGTTTACAATTACTGTTTTCTCATACGGAATCTTCTCTTGTGCAAGAATATACTCCACACGCTTCATCATTGCAGATGCAACAGCAGCCTTCTCGGCATTAGGAACTGTAAAATCAATACCGGTGCAACGAGAGTGCAATGGCTCAATGATACGATTCTTGTAATTGCAAGTCATGATGAATCTGCAGTTCTTTGCAAATTCTTCAATGGCTCCACGAAGAGCAGGCTGAATTGACTGTGCGTTGGCATAATCAAACTCATCCAAAATTACAACCTTTAGATTTCCACTTAGGGAAACCGTTGAGGCATAATTACGAATCTTCGTGCGTAATGTATCAATACCATTCTCTTCAGAACAGTTAATAATAATACTTTCGGCACCGATGTCATTGGCAAGAGCACGGGCTACGGTTGTCTTTCCCGTACCCGCCTTGCCATATAGCATCATATTAGGAATTGTACCTTCCTTGATCATACCATTAAAAATCGTGGTAAGATCAATAGGAAGAATACAATCAGATAATGACTTGGGTCGATATTTTTCAACCCAGAGCAGACTATTAATGTCAGACACAATTAACCCCGCTTGATAGCGATGTAGTAAGCAAGTTCCAGACTCTTATGAGTAAACTTAGAGATAATAGTATCACTCAATTCCACAGTGTAGGAACCAGGAATAAACTTAATCTCAGATACATTCAAAGTACCTTCAAAATCCTTACCAGTATAGTTTTCATCTAAAACGATCTCAAAACTATTGGTAGTACTCTGACTAGAATCATCAACCATAATACGGAAAGAACCTTCTCCACCAATCATACGAAGATCACTTACTTGTAGAATGCTTGCTGCCTTCAAAATTTCATTTAGATCCTTTTCATCAAGATCAAACTTAATTGTAGTCTTTGGCATCTTGAGTTCTCTAGTAGGAACCGTTAAGAGGCTTGGTTCTGAGTAATAGTATGTAACACTCGATCTGCCGTTAGAAACGACTACATGGGTATCGTGGAACTCTAAATCGGGGTTTGAGAACATACTTACAACACCCAAAAACTTGTTCAAATCCCAAACAGGAACTTCAACATCAAAGTCCTCTGAGATTGTAGCCTCAACGTAAATATTCTTACCAGGAGAGATAGTCTTGAGGACGTTTCCTGGTGAAATAAGAATATTTGAATTGATTGCTGCAAAATTCTTGAGAATGTTATAGGTGTCTTTTGATAAACGCATTTTTGTCACAGTTTCCATATATAAATCTTTCTAAAAATTAATCACGTTCTTTACGATAAACGATATCGTTAAGTTGCTGCTTCTGTTCGTGGCGATCTCCACGCTTACTTCTCTTCTGTTGCTTTTTACCCAAACCTGATGGCTTATTCTTGCCTCGGTTACTAAACTTCTGAAAACTTTCCTCGTTCATAGCCCTAGTATATCTCCTGTATTGAAATAGTCAAATCTGAACCCATTGAAATCCCGAAATATCTTTATACCAAATATATAATGCACCAGTATCAGCCATCCACAATTGATTTTCTAATGGTTTTATAGGTGGTACAGAACCTTTAAATGTTTCAGACATTCCTGTAAAAGCCCAATTTGATTTATCTTGTAAAGGACTTAGAGTTGTTGCTTTTAAACACTTATAAAATCTACCTTGGCTTGTAACGTTATCACCACGATTATAAGTTATAACAGATCCATTAACACTTTTAGCTGTATACTGTGGAGTTGTGACCGGATTTTTTGCAATCGTGTCAGTACTGAGAGATATTTCTGGCTTTTTAACACTCATAAAAATATTTAGATATTTGTCTTTATCTTTGAAAAGTTATTTTTCTTTTCAAATTGCATACTTTGATCAAATTTATCTACCAACTGGTCTGCCTTGTGGCTGATGATATAGATAGAGCATTTGTTGGTCATCTTATTTAAAATTTTCATAAAGGCTTCAGTACCAGCAGCATCAAGAGATGAGTCTAAAATCTCATCAAAGATTAATAGGTTACAGTTAAGGCTATTTTTCATTCGTGCAACTTCACGCCAAGTCAATAGAATTGCCAAGTCAATGCGTTGTTTTTCTCCCTCAGAGAAAGAGGAATATGAGAATGCATCTCGGTATCGTGACTTAATTGTTTCCTTGAACTCTTCATCGATGGTGAAGTCAACATAAAGATTAAGTTTTCCGAGGAACTTGTTAACGAGTCCATTGATGATGGGAACATAATGTGTAATAATGCGGCTTTTGAGACCGCCATCTTTGAGTATATCGTAGACAATATCATGGTGTATTTGTTTGGTAATTAATGCGTCCAATTGCCTAGTAGCATTTTCCTTTTCCAATTCTGCATCTTTGATTTTTTGCAATAATGTATTCTCATTTTCGTTCACCAACTTCTTATTCTTTTCTTTTTTCATAAAACTAAGAGAAGATTGATTGCTGATAATTTGATATGAGATATCGTTATTATCAGACTGATGTTTTTGTTTGAGTGTCTTTAGTTCTTCTACTTCAGTTTGAAGTTCTAAAAGTTCTGCATTCTTCTTTGTGGCAATAACAATTGCCTTGCGACAATCTTCCAACTTAGATTCTTTATCTTGAATATGTTTTTCTTTTTGAAACTTAGGTAGATCCTGACCACAGCACTTACATAAGGCATTTTCTTTAAGAGAAACAATCTCTTCAACCAAAGTTGCCTCTAATACTTCTGCCTTGGTTAACATAGCAGGAACATCTTTTAGAGCACTTAGGTTTGTTAACTTCTTGGTAAGTTTAGCAGATACATCTTTTAGATTTTTTTCATGCTTTGCTTGAAGCACATTATCATCTGCAATCTTAGTTGTATAATCTTGAATAGATGCTTCAATAGACTTGATCTCTTCTACTGCGGTAGTTTGAATTGTTTCTAATACTTCTTTCTGAGACTTAATCTTTTCATGTACAATCTTTAACATGCTTTCTTGTTCACCAAGAGACAGTTTTAATCCTGATAGTTGACCCTTAACATATAGATTCATGTCAGCAAGAATATCAAGATTCAAAAGACCTTCAATAATCTTACGTCTTTCAGCAGGAGTCAACTGCATGAAAGGAACAAAGTTAGACTTACCAAGAATAACTACCTGCTTGAAGGCTGCATAATCAAATCCAAGAATGTTTTCTTCAAACATTTCTTGATAATCTTTAGTCTTAGCGTTTTGGTCAAGCATTTCTCCATCTTTATAAATCTCAAAGATTTTAGGTGCGAGACCACGGCGAACTAGAAAATGGCAGTTTGACTTCTTAAATTCAATTTCTACAACACACTGCTTGGCATTAACTGTATTGATTAGTTGTGGAATATTAATAGGTCTGAATGGCTTTCCAAACAAACCAAAGCAGAGAGAGTCTAATAGAGCAAAAGACTTACCGTTTCCATTGGTGCCAGTAACTAATGTGGTCTTATAATTATCGAGTTTGATCTCAGAAAAATTATTACCAAATGAACCAAAGTTTTTAAAACGAACTGTTAGAAAATCTATCAATCTTCATCCTTTGACATTGCGGCATTATATGCTGAGTTTATAATATCAGCAAGCACATTTTTATTAATTGATTTTTCTGTAACTGTATCAATCTCTTCATGAAGTAACTGTAATGTATCTTTATGAATGTCAACAGCCACTAGATCCGGGTTTGCTGTTACATCTTCGGTAACGGCTAACTCTGCTACTCCTGCTTCGTAGAACTTATCCAAGTATTTCTCAAAGGCTGGACCTTTAGTTCGGTTCTTGATAAAGATCTTAACATATGTATCTTTAAACTTTGAGTAGTCTAATTTTTCTGGGTTGGTTTCATCGTAGTCAAACGTATAGAAAAGCCTTTTTGGATTCTCGATAAATTCAAGCGTTCTTGCTGCAAAATCAAAGACATGAAACCCTTTGGCTTCCCAAACGTCTGAGAAAGCCATTTGGTACTGAGATCCCAGGTAATGTATATTATCCCGGCTAGATTTAATATGATAATGCCCAGTAAGAACATATTCAAATTTGTCAAAATGTTTTGGGTCATAGCCATGCTCAATAAAGATACCACGAATACTCTGAAAGCCACACAATTCTAAATGTCCTAGTAGTAGAGAGCATCTAGTGTTGGTAATAAACTCTGCCGATTGAATCTCATTCTCTGGGTTGATCCAAGGCAATAATGCTACACAACCAGCAGAGGTTTGAATCTCTGTTGGTTCTGAATGAATCTCCCAGTTAGAATACTGTTGTGCAATTTCTTGTAAAGAATTGACCGTATTATTATTCTTGTAGTAGGTATCATGATTGCCACAGATAGCAATACACTTTACGCCAAGTTCTTGAAGGGGTTCAAAGAACCTTGTGCGAACCTGTTGAAGAGTCTTAAAATTAATATATTTTCTACGATCAAAGACGTCACCTAGGTGAAAGATGGTCTTGATATTGTTTTCTTTAATATATGGAAATAACTGTCCTTCAAAGAAGGACATAAAGTATTCTAGGACTATTGGGGAATCTGCTTTGTACCCAAAATGGGTATCATTAAGAATTATTGATTTCATATATCAAGTGTATCTTTCTTTGACTTACGCTTGCGCTTAACGCCCTCTTTCTTAGGTGGATTTAGCATAACACCAAATCTATCCATGTCAAGGTCTGTAAGTCCAAAGAAATCTCTTCGACCAATGTCTACACCAGCGTATACTTTATTAAACCAATGATGAAAGTCTTTATCATTCTGCTGTTCTGCATACTTATATTGTGTATACTTTTCTTTCTTTTCTTTGTTTATAATACGAACAAAAGAAAACCAGCAAATCTGAGTAAGATATCCGAATGGACTTTTAGACTTTTCTGGATCAAAGTTACCAATATATGTAATACAGTTTAAAACCGCATCAGATACCATTTCTTCTCTATATGGATAGTTTGCAAAATTGGGACGGAAAGAAAGTCTTGATGCAATCTTAAGAACACATTCTCCTATAAAATCTGGAAGCTTTGGTTTCTTTCGACCTGCATTTTCTGCATCATTAGACTTTTTACGATAATCAACTAAAGCATCATATAAATCAGAGTTACTTACGTAATCTGCATCTGATGGTTTCTTTTTTTTGGATGGGTTTTTCACTAAGGTATTATAATATAGTAATACTTAATGTCAAGCAAATTAAATATACTTATTCAAGGATATAGTTGCCTTCCAACCAAGAATTTTTTCAATTTTTGTTGTATCTGCTATTGTATCTCGTGCTTCACCGGGTCTAGGCGCAATATTAATTATATTAGTTGGATCTGGTTCTATTTTTGATGCAATCCAATTTATTGAATAATTCTTACCAGTTCCAACATTAAATATTTCTCCAAAAAGGTTTTCTTTATGTGTTGTTGCTAATATATTTGCTTTTACTACATCTGAGACATGTATATAATCTCTAGTTTGTTCACCATCACCAACCACAGTAAGTTTCTGTTTAGATTCTTTTTGTCTAGTAAAAATACCTATAACTGGTGCATATGGGCCTTTCTTTGGTTGGTTTGGTCCATAGACATTAAAATATCTTAAACACACAGTATCAACCCCATACATTAAACTATACATTTTACATGCTTGTTCAGCATTAAATTTGCTTAAAGAATAAGAATTTAAACAATCTGGTAGCATTTCTTCATGTAATATTCCAGTATTTTTTAATCCATATATTGCAGAAGTTGTAGAAAGAACTAATCTCTTTACATTATATTTCTTACATAAAGAAAGCATATTAAGAGTTCCAATTAAATTTGTCTCGTATGCTTTAATAGGATCTGCAATACAATTTTGAATCCTTGCCTCAGCTGCTGAGTGTAATACAAAATCTGGTTTAGCCCTATTAAATGCATCGGAACACATCTCATAATCAATTACACTATAGTGATAATATTTTGCTTTAAAATTAAAATAAAATTCATCATGGGCATCTGATGATAAATTGTCTATAACCACCACTTCGTGTCCATCATCAATTAGTGTATTAACTAAATTAGATCCAATAAACCCAGCCCCACCTGTAATTAAATATTTCATTGCGATTTTCTTACTTGTAAATGATTTTTATCAATGTGTAATATTTTTGTAGGTCCAAATGAAGACCAACTTTCGGGCTGTGCATATGTTGGGGGCAGTACTACCGTTGGTGTATTTAAAATCATATATTTGTTCATATAGCTTTCATCATGCCACAATGCTATATAATTTTTTCTAAGATCTTCTTCAGATTGATCTCTTAAATATTTACACATATTAATAAATTCTTTGCTTTCTCCACCCTGAAAACAATTTTGATAATAATGATTCCCTTTGCCAATATCTACTCCTGAGTTTGCAGCCACATTTCTATCATATGGAAATTTTGAATTATTATCAAATGATGACATTCCTGGATGACTGACACAAACACGATGTCCTAAAATTTCTTCACCAACCATATCTTTCATTATCATATCACAATCAATATGATATACATAATCATAATTTTGTAAAACTTCACAATTACTATAATAATGATATCTTAGTAAAGAAATTAAAGGAAAGGGTACATGTGTTATATGTACTCCAATTGGATTTACACGACCAAAGTGATTTTTAAATAATTCAGGTTTATCTGTAAATACAAACAGGTTAACTTGATCTTGAGTATTTGAAAATGCATGTTTATTCATGCTCTCCAAAAGATTTTCTGCATATTTAATATACTTATTAGTGGCTATTGTTACAAAAGCTATTTTCATTTATAAATTCTTTCACAATTTTTATATAATCATCACAGACAACATCCCAATCAAAATAATCTAAAGCATATTTTCGAATATCATCTCTATATTTATTGTTATCTTCAATTGCAGTTCCTATTGTTTCATTTATTGAATCATTAATAGGACCATCTATTACATGTATAAATGGAAGCGTAGTATCAAGATTTGCTGCTGCAGTTGGAGAAACAACTAAACTTAATCCGGCAGATAAAGCCTCTGGCACCACTAGAGGTGCAGCCTCACCATCACTCAATAAAATTAAACATTTATAATTAGTCATATTTTGATACAAATCTGGTTTAGCCCAAACACCAGCATATTTGCATGTTTCATTTTCTTTAAAAGCATAGTCAATTACTGGACCAACAAAATCTATATGATTTTTGTTTCTACATGCATTTGCTAAATCTGCCTGTCTTTTACGTGGCTCCACTTTTCCTAAACAAAGACCATGTTTACTAGGAGTTTTTATAAAATTAAATTCAGAACTTCTTGCCCCATTACGCAAAGATCTTAAAAAACCTTTATATCCAGAACCTTTAAATAAATTGGAAATTTCTGGTGCTAAAGATATAATACCTTTGCTATTTAATACACCATTATATATATTTTTCCATCCTGGATAATCTGGATAATGTTCTTTTATATATCCATAGTGAGTTGTGGTGCAAAATGGTTTATTAATTAATTTAGTTAAAACTTGTGCATGATCATCATAATGAAGATGAATAAAATCATAATCAACTTCATTTACATAATTTGCAACACTTTGTAAATCTGGACTATTGATTATTTCTACATCATGTCCCTTTTTTAAAAGGTATTCATATTGATCCCATATTAAACTTTCAACTGCACCCCAATTATTTGGGGGTATTGGCATTATACCTGGTCCTATTAAACATATTTTCACTTTATTCTCCTATTATCTGTAATATACTATTATGCCATATCTTTTAAAAATGGCAACGGTTTTCCATTTAGATTAAAATGAATATTAAACAAATTTGGATTATTTTTCCATAAAATACCAAGAATAATTTGTTCATTATTGATACACAAGTTATTTAAATAATATTCAAATTTGTTTTTTACTAAATGTGATAATTTTGTCATTATTGGTTTGCCCCCACCAAATAAACCTCCACACAACATTGTATTACAATTCCATATATATTGATCATCACCTGGCCAATTTTTATTAAACAATAAAGTATTAATATTTCCTTGAATATTTATTTTTTCTACCTGTAATAAAGAATAATTATTGGGCCAATTTTGTAAATCAATTCCATCAAAAAACCTACTAATTCCTGCATCCATCCAAAAATAATAATCAGTATCAAAATACTTATTATCTATACACTCTTGAATCCAATCAAATTTAGAATATTGTATAATATTATATAACGGCAACACGCATTCAACTCGGTCATTTGCCATCATTTTATGTTTATATTCTTTTGAATATATTATATTTTCTATATTAGTTTTATACTTGTAATAAGGTATTTCGTTTAAAGGTTTAATTATAAGTTTAGTTTTATTATTTATTCTATTTTCATTTATAAAAGATTCAAATTTTTTTTCAGTATAAATTACTAAATTTATATTTAATTTTAAAGTTTCTTTAAACCAGTCAAGATATTCAGAAATGCTTCTTCCATCTCCTTTAGTTTCTCTTTCTATATCATATAATGCAGTTATTGCGGTAATAGACATATTATATTTCTTTATTGAATACACGCATCAATGAATTAACTCTATTTAAATATGTGTGACTGTCTTTGACAAAATTCATTTGATTTTTTATATAATCATAGTCTTTTAATTTTGATAAAGATATATCTAATAATTCTTCTTCATTATCTGAATATAAAACATTATCACCAAATAATTCATATACTGCTTTAGAATTGGTTATACCAAGTTGTCCATAACTTATATTTTTAAATATTCTGCAAGGAATATATCCTATTTTTTTATGGTTTGATCCAGTATCTATTTGTCCATTTACCATAGAACGATTAGCTGACCCTCTTATATCTGGAGCAATAAATGACTTTTGAGTATATGTTTTTGCATCTTCCCAACTTAAAGGGTTTGACCAAGGATCATTGTGATGAAACCCTATTCCATGTTTACTAAGATTGTTAATAAATTTATTTATTTCTCTATAATTACTTTCAGCTATTGAGCCAATCCAATGTATTACATTGTCTCGGTTTATATAAACATCATCATAATTAAATTCGTGAGGTAATAAATCAGTAGCCCAACTTAAATAAAGTGCTTCATAATCTTTTATTCCTTTTTTATATTTGTCAGATAATACTGAATCATTTGCATTTTTTTCATAAAAAGAAACTTCATCTAATTTTAATAATTTTGATTTATCTACTATAATTGAATAATTACAATCATTTATTTCAGAAACATTAAATCTAATATCAATTAATCTTGCACCCTTTAAAATATATTTTTCTGGATTTACGCATATATGAACAAAATAAGTTGATGTTTCATTAATTGGAATATTTTTTTCAGCATACCCTTCTGTAATAAAAAGACAATTTGAATAATCAAAATCTATAGGATATGATTCATCGTTAAACCAATGAACATCATATCCTAAATGTTTGAATGTTTTGTACCATGCACCATGTATATACGAGTGGGTATGGCTGTGTAGTGGATATCCCCAAATAATAACTTTTTGTTTAAACATATTGTTCCTTATATTGATGCACAAGAGCATGATCCGAATTCATCCAATTTGGATTTCTCCGGTATTCTGTAAGTTGTTGATTAACAGTAACTTTTTTTCCACATACAAAATAAATAAGAACTAATAGTTGATCCATTGATCCATATCCAAAATTGTATTTTTTTCCAGATAAATTTTTAACAATATAATCATGATCTTCATTTATAAATTTTTTAATTAAATCAAATTTATTAAGTAATATTTCCGTATTTAAAACAGTTCCACCACAAGCATTATACCAATTTATATTTGGAAATACATTGTATTTTTTACTTAAATAATCTAAAACTTCATTTGGAATTATATTTCCTGGAGAATCAACACCAGCCAAATCTATATTTGTATCTAAATTAAATTTTTTTCTACATAATACATCATCTTCCATCAATAAAAGATATTCAGATGATGAATTTATAGCACATGTTTTTAATCTGTTTATTATTTGATGTGCTTGATCTACTGTATAATAATCCATACCAATATTGTTTTTTTCAAAAATATAATTACAAGAATATTTTTTTGCTATTTCACTAAAATCTTCTCCTCCATCAGATACTAGATAATAGTCTATATTAGGATTATGTTGTTTAAAATTTTTAATAGCAAATTCTGTTGCTTTTTTATTATTAAAACATTGATGATAAACTGTTAATTTTTTACTCATTTAAAATCTTGGAACCTCTACAATTAAGTTATCTGAAATGGCTACAATTTCAAAATGATCTAATATTGTCTTGTGTATCATTTCGTTTGACCATGCTCCATTTTTATTTTTCATACATTTTTTTAAAATTGTGTCGAAAACTGAAAACACACCCATAAAAACATCCATATTACTAGAATTACTAAAATTTATCCAATCTGCAACCATATTATCTGGTTGGTTTAATATTCCTGTGTAATATAAAAAATTGCTATCGTAATTTTCAAAAATTATTTTATTATGTAATATACAATCTGATCTAATTCTGATTACATAATCATATTTAAAATTATTTAAAAATTCATATTCTTTTTTAAGCAGACAAACTTGATTCATGCTATAAAAGTTTGATAAAGTATTATTGATCATTCTACTTCTATAGTTTGGTTCGTTATTTTCTTTCCAGTGTCTAGTCCAATTTATCAATTCGCCAGTATCTCTATAACAATACTCTGTTTTTATTGAATCATCTATAAATGTTTTGCTTTTTTCTACTTTATATAATTTTGGATTATAAATTTTAATTGCGTCATCAATAGCATTTATATCAATTCTTTGGTTAATCCATTCACCATTTCCTCCATATTTATATGGTTTTGTAATCAAATTTTCATCAAACCAAAAATGAAAAAAACTATCTACATCATAATTATTACAAATATTTTTTAAAATATATGGTGAAACTTCTTTTATAAATCTTGGTTGCCCTGATAGACATAATGCAATTTTCATTTTTAAATTGTTTCTTTTTGTATAAACATTGTCGGACATAAACAGTCTATTGAATTCATTTTAATGTGTTTATCTTTAAAAAACCTATCAACCCCTTTTGATTCTGACCAATTGTGGTATGCATACTCATCAAAAACTACAATGCCATTTAAACTAATTCTATCCCAGAATTGGCATAATACATCATATGTTGGGGCTTCTAAATCCAAATCCATATACAATAAAGAAATTTTTAAACCAGGTCTTGATTTTAGATATTCTTCTGATGTATGAGATACATCACCAGCAATCAATTCAAAATCCTTTTTATCAAAACCATACGATAATATTTGATCACCTAAATTAGAAGAAAACTCTTTTTTGTGTTCAAACTCTCTTTGTTTAAACAAAACTTCCATTGCCTCTTTATCTTGACCACTTAAACTATTAATTAATTCATTTGAATTAAAAAAATCAAATCCCAATACTTTTTTATATGAATTTGGCATTAATAATTTTTTTAATTTTAAAAATGTCAATAACCCAGTTCCTTTAAATACACCACATTCAATAATATCTCCGGGGACATTTTTAACTTTATCTAATAATAAACTACGCATTACTAACTTATTAAAAATTTTTGTGTCTTCACTCAAAATAAAATTATTAAAATCTGAATATAAATTTTTATTAGTTTGTACTAGTTCTATGTCTTGTAGATTTATCAAATTGTTCCTTCTGGTTTGAATACCGTGTGTATAGTAGACAACATATTTATTTCGATATTACTTTGATTTAAATGTGATCCAAATAATACTTCTGGTATTAAAGGTTTCTTTTGTTTAAAATATAATCCAGATACATTTAAAAATGTCTCACAATATGTTTTTATAACTTCTGGTTTAGAAATTGCAATATGATCTATTATTGCGTTTTTACAATTTAATAAATCATCTGTTTTTTCAAACCATGAAATATTTATTTTTTCATAAATTAATTCATAAAAATTTATAGAATTGTAAAAAAGTATGTCCGGTCTCAACACACAAACTAGATCATATTTTTTATTATTTATTTGAGAATACAGATCACACAATATATATGATTGTTGTGTGGAATATAAATGGCTCAAAATATTAAATGGTTTCGAATGCAATACTATATTATGTGATTCTACAAATTTTAAATTTTGTGAATGTAAATTATCATTTATTTTACCATCAAAAAATATAGAATCGTATGGATGATTATTAAAATTTTTAAATTCCTCTTTAAAAATAAATTTACATTCTGGTAAATTTTTTACAAAATTATAAGTTACATCATTATTTGTGTCCCATGTATGACAAAATATATCAATATTATTATCCCCAAATAAAAATTTTTTATGATTATCAAAAGTGCGATCTATAGTTCTCAATAGACCTTTATAACATATAGCTATATTTAATTTCATGCGTTTAATAACCTATTATAATATAAAATATAATCAGTACAAATTCCAAAATATTTTTTATTTAAAATTTTTTTATCTTTATTTAAAACAACAGTTATTCCGTTTTTTATAAATGCATTTGGAAAACACCATGGAATATTTTTATTTGTTAAAGTCAATTTGTCATTTTGGTGCCAAAAACAATGTATATTATTTTTTAACATTTTATCCATAGCTTTAATATTTTTTGCATGACACCAAAACTTTTTATTTGTTAAAAAAGTTTTGTTTATTTTGTATAATGGTTCATCATGTCCCAAATAAAAACTGTTTTTATAAAACCACACATCTATCTCTACATCATACCCTTTATTTAAAGCTAACAAAATATATTCTGGACTATTTTCTAATACAGGATCTGAACCATTTAAATTACCTCTATGTGATACCAGCAACATGATTAATTTGCCTTATAATTGTTTATAAAATAATTAAGATCTTCTGGTGTACCTATTCCCCACATTTTGTGTACGTAGAATGGTATTAATGTTTTTTTATTGTTAATTAGTTCATTGTAAACCGGTGCTATATAAAATTCATTATTAACTCTTATATTTTTTTCAATCATTTTTTCTGCGTAACTTACAAAATCTTTTCCTTTTCTATACCAATATATTCCACATGTAGCAATATTTGATATTGGGTTTTTTTCTGCTACTTCTGTAACCATTCCGATATCATTTATCTTTACAAATGACCATTTCGGATGTACAGCATTAAAAGAAAAAACAATTGAATCCACTGTAGTCAATAGTTTTAAATAATTAAAATTTTCTTTTGAATACTCTACAATCTGATCAGAGTTTGCAATCAATAAATCATCGTCATTGTTAATAAATTCTTTAGCTAATAGTGCAGTACATGCTGCACCTTCTGTCAATTTATCTACAACAACAATTTTGCAATTATTGTTAGTAATTTGTTTTAATAAAAATTTTAAACCAGAATATTTTTCTATATGTTCTTTTCTAACCAAAAATATATACTCTGCAGAAAAATTTAAATTTTCAACAATATTTTGTATCATAGGTTTACCATTAACCTCTATTAAAGGTTTTGGAAACGTATATCCTTCTTTAGCAAATCTGCTTCCCTCTCCTGCCATTGGTATTAATATTTTCATTTAAATACTTTCTATAAAATTTATATAATTTTTTAATGTTGTATCAGTAGCATTGTTAACAATCCAAATATTTTTTACACATGATTGTTTTGCAGACTGTATTCCATTTGGTGAATCTTCTACACACATAGAAGTTAATGGATCGGCATTTAATTGTTTAATAGCAAAATTATAACAATCCGGATTTGGTTTATTATTAACAACATCACTATTTGTAACAAGTAAATCAATAAATTCTATTTGTCCTGTTTTTATTAACATTAACTCAGCTGTAGTTTTAATAGAATTGGTAACACAAGCAATTTTTATATTAGAATTTTTTAAATGTTTATGCAATTCTATTTTTTCTGGCATTAATTTTGCTTGATTTGAAATAATATCTAATGTTATTTCTTGTTTTAATTTTTCAATTTCTTCTGAAATTGAAACATCTAATCCTAATAATTTTAATTTTATTTTTGTTGGCAATCCATTATATTTTTTAATATGATCTTCTCTATTAATTTGAAATCCAACTTTTTTTTGTAAAGCTATATTTAAAGCATCATAATGCCAATCACACGCATCAACTAAAACTCCATCTAAATCAAATAATACAAAATTTATTTTTTTCATAAATTAACCCATTTTTTTATTATTAACAACCATATCATTTAGTTTGTTTGTTCATAGTATAATCCACTCTTTACAATAAATGTCAGACCAATTTTTTGGAGCACTTGGTGCAGACCCAAACCACTTTGAAGGTGCGATAGTTTTCTTAGAATCACTCAACCAAGATCCCCACCAACTAAAAGAACTGTTAGCAATAATATGATAATTGCATAAAGTCATCAAACACATATCAACATACTTATCATTACTTTCAGTAAATACAACTTTACGATTTAACGATTTAAAAAATTCAGTTGCCTCTGGAATATCATCACTAAAGACATAAATTAAAATATCATCAGGCAATAACTTCAGTGCTTCTGCATAATATTCTAAAGAACAAATTGGATGATTGTCTTGCAACTGAACATAATCACCTAATCTTAGATGTATCGATATAGTTGGTAACCTTGTTAACGAACGAATATCTACTGCTTGCTTATAAATTCTATCATTAAAAGCAAATTCTTTTAATAATTGTTCTCTATAATCTACAAAATATTTTTCACTTTGAAAATAACCAGTAATATCCGTATTATCTTGGATTCCAAAAATACCAGCATTATATGTAAACTGACGTTCCTGAGCTTTATTTAAAGCAGCATAATCACTACTATCAGCTGCAGATAGATTTGAAAAACATTCAGGTAAACAAAAATTATAGTATTCATTATTAGTTTTTAACTTATATGGAACACCAAATTGATATTTTCTAGTTTTAGCAATAGAATATAATGTAGCATATTGAAACATCTGATTTCCAAATCTACCATTTGTTCCAATTCTATTATATGTAATCATAGATACGCTGAATCCCTATCTTCTAGTGTATTATCAGTAAAGTGTTGCCACTTGTTAGCTGAATCTCTATTATCTGATTGATAAAAAAATGGTTTATTTGGTGTATACACTTTAGTTTGAAACTGCAATGATGCTGCCCCTACATCCCATGGTTGTTTTAAATCATGGATACAATGCTTGGCTATACGAGACATATAATCTCTATAGATGGGTGTTACATATAAAATCGCATGAGTGGCTAGTATTCCACCTATTCTCATATATTCTGGTGTATATCGCTTAGTTTGATAACCACGATTACCACTAGAAATACCAAGGTAAATGCCATCTGTATCGTCTGGAATATCCATAATTGGATTAAATGAATCTGTAAATTCTGCGTCATCTTCTAAAATTAGAAGTGGCGTTGTATACTGCACATCATCCAAAATATCAATATGGGATTGTGCACAGCCAACATAATGTGCATTACTTGGTATAGTGCCTTCGGGAGCTGGAATGATTCTAGCAGATTTTCTATAAGTATGTTTAAACCCATACTTTAGAAGATTGTCTTGCATAATTTCAGCATTTTTAGTTGCTGAATCCAAATTAATCCATACGACTGGAATTTCACGTAAATCAATAATCATATAACCTCGTGTTAAATATAATACAACTTATAAAGATGTCAAGATATTTAGTTGACATTTTCTTGACTTCTACTATACTGTCTTTATGAATCTAGAAGACCTTAAACTCAATATTTCCAAAGACGCTTCTGTTGACTCCTCAGAACTAGGAAATGAGGCTATTAGAACTCCTCAACTGCATAGTAAGTACCTGTGTCTTCATGCAGATTTTAAACTGATTCTCTGTAAGCAGGTAAATGACTTAGCAATTCTTAAACTTCGTAAGTGGAAGATTTTTACCGGTAAGGCTAGTCGTGAAGAATTAGAAGCATGGGGAGAAGATCCAAATGGACTAACTCTACTAAAGACTGATGTAGAAAAGTTCATAGAGGCAGATCCCAAGATTATTGAACTAAAATTAAAGATTGCTGTAATTGAAGTTAAGGTTAAGATGGTTGAAGAATTTTTAAAAGTTCTCAATAATAGAAACTTCTCTATTAAGTCCGCTATTGAGTGGTTCAAGATGACTCAGGGTATCGTATAATCTTACCATAAATATTGAGTGGATGTAGAAGTTGAATCTGTAGACGAAGTTCGTTACTATATAAAAACAGAAAAGGGCGTTAAACAAGAACTGAGAGATTATTTCTCGTTCATGATTCCCGGTGCTGAGTATATGCCATTGTTTAAACGGCGTATATGGGATGGTAAGATACGATTATTTGATATTCTGTCTTCCACTCTACCAAGAGGTCTGAAATCTTACCTGAGTAAGTTTTGTAAAGACCGCCAATACACTTTAAATATTAAAGAGAGTAGGAATCCGCTATGCATAACGGAGGAGAAACTTCTGGACTTTTACGACACACTGAAAGTTTCAGTCAAGAAACAGCGGGTCAAAATGCACCCCCACCAAAGTCAAGCAATTCTGCACGCTATCAACGCTCACCGGTGTGTAATAATATCTCCGACAGGTTCTGGAAAAAGTTTAATAATCTACGTCTTGCTCCGCTATCTACTCTCCGTAATAAAATCAGACAGAAAGATTTTAGTTTTAGTTCCAACTGTGGGGCTGGTTACACAGATGGAAACCGACTTCTTTGATTACTCAAAGGCAGATCCTTCTTGGTTATCAAGAAAATATATTCATAAAATTAGTGCTGGACTTGAAAAGGATACTAACAAACAAGTAATTGTTTCTACTTGGCAATCTATCTACAAGTTACCCCGAGAATGGTTTGATCAGTTCGATGCTATCTTCTTTGATGAGTGTCACCAAGCCAAAGCAGAATCAATTAACCTAATTGGTCAGAAGTTGACTAAAGCATGGTTTCGTATTGGTACTACTGGCACATTAGATCAAACGCAGGCACATCGTTTAAGCATAGAAGGCATTCTAGGACCTGCTGTACAATTTATTCAGACAAAGAGCCTTATGAACAAGGGATTGCTTGCTACTCTTGCTGTTGACTGTATTGTACTCAAGTATACAGATCAAGAGAAGCAGGATATGAAGAAACAAAAATATCCTGATGAAATCAAGACTATAATAAGTAATAGTAGGAGGAATGAATTTGTCAAAGAACTCGCAATTCATACCAAAGGCAACACCCTCATCCTCTTCAACTATGTCGAAGGACACGGGAAACCTCTCCACGCTCTCATTGAGGCAGCAGGAACGGATAAGAAAGTATATCTTATTCACGGAAAAACAGAAGGTGAAGCAAGAGAATCAATTCGCCGTATCGTGGATACACAAACTAATGCCATATTGGTTGCGAGTTACGGTACTACTAGTACTGGCATTAACATTGTCAACATTGATAATATTATCCTTGCCTCTCCTACGAAATCTGTAATTCGTTTACTACAAAGTATTGGCAGAGGTTTAAGGACATCTGCTAAAAAGAAAACTTTGAAAGTTTATGATATTGTCGATGACCTTTGTTACATGTCATACAAGAACCATGTTTATAGGCATTTTGAAGAACGAATCAAAATTTATAAAAAAGAAAAGTTTGATTACAAGATAATGTCGATGCCACTACCTACCGATGATAAATAAATTAGGAGGGTTACTATGACTGATGAAGTACAGGAAACTCCCTTTGGTGGTATTGTTAGAGTTGTTAAACTTATCAATGGTGACGAACTAATTGGATTGGTTCGTGATGCTCAATTAGATAAAATTTTAATATCATTTCCAGCCAAAATTGACTGTGCAATGTCAAGAGATCAAAGTGGTGATCTCATTGAATATTTTAAATTAACTAATTACGCATCCAATTTACAACTATCAGAAATTTCAATTAATCGAACTTCTGTATTATATACAGGAGTTCCTACTGAAGATCTTTCTAAGATGTATGACGTATTTTTTCATACAATGCAAGTAGATCCAAAATCTGTAATGAACAATACTAATGAAGATTTAGTAGTGGGACCAGAAGCTGGACTTATGATGTTAAATGAACTTTTTAATAATGAAGATTTTGTAAATTTTGTAAACGATATGATTGACAGTTTTGAGGGGTCAGAGGTCATTCTTGACGATGAATTAGAAGAAATAGAAGAATCTGAGCAGCAGGAACCCTCTGTAGAGGATCTATTGGTTGAGGAGGCTCCGAAGCCACCTAAACCCGTAAAACGCCGCACAATGAATCCTGAAACTAAAAAGCTACCATTTAATCCAGAGAGCAGTCCTAATTCTGCTGAAAGCTGGTCTGATAATCCAGAAGATTATATTTAAGCAGTATTTTTAAGATTTTCTGGGGCATCTGGGTAAATCTCATAATATGAAAATTTAAAAGTGCAGGATGCTTTTTGTATTACTGCATCAGAAGTATCTGATTGAAATACAATACCAGTAAGTTTACTTGGGACGATATACCGAAATGTTACTGTAGTAACAACACAATTTGATATAGGGCTTACTATTGATAATACTGCCTGATGATGCCATTGTTGATACGGCAAATTGTTTGTATTATCATTTTGAATGTTTGCTACATTGCGCATCCAAGAGTATAAACTTTTCCAATTGTTTAATTCAGAATCAACAATAAATTCGACATTTAAGGTTTCATAATTGAACTGCATAGTTGGTACTGGAATTGTTGTACCAAATGTTGTTGGTTGATTTACATCAGGAACAGTACATCCAGGAAGATTTGCTTTTTGACAATTTAATTCAAATTGTTTTGTTCCACGACCAAATATTAATGTGAAGTAACTATTGTATAGTGGATTTATATTTGAAATGCAGCTCATAGAAATATTTATCTAATAACAAAAGCCCTCCTCATTTCTGAGGAGGGCTTCGAAGTGTTACTTAAATTTTGACCTATTACTTAGATCGTGTTACCGTGTAGATGTGTTACACGAGTTAGACGATAGTATTGGTTAAGACCAGTGGTCAATGCGTCTGCATCAGGTACAGCACCATTGAGAACAAAGGGATTAGCAACTACGCCGTAACGAGTCTTGAACGCGATACGTGGTTGGAAAGTAGCAGGATCAACAGCACGAACCATTTGGAGCGGAACGTATGGGCAGTAGAACAGACCTGCATCATATGGTGATTCTCCCTTATAGCCTGTGCAGAAGAAATTAAATCCTGTTGGGCTATATGGATCGATATAAACGCGAATCTTACCACTCAAGAGACCAGCAAAATTGCTTTGAGTATCGTCAACATTCATCTGTGGAGCAATACCAGGTGATAGGCTCATGAAACCAGACATTGCAAGTGCTGCAGCGGTATCGCTGTCGCAGATGATGAAGTTACCCTTGCCACGGCGGGTTTCCTTGGCGATTGCATTGCACTCGCGCTCGATTTGGAAACTGAGACCACGGAAGCGTTCTGCTGACCAACGACCATCAGAATCTTGATCAAGATCGTATGTACCAGGAGTGACGAGATCGGTTTGTTGAGAACCATTCTTAGCAACATAATAGATGGTCTTGACGAGCTCACGGTTGATTTCAGCAAGAATTTCTGTGCTGAGAAGATTTGCGAGTTCGGCTTCGGCATCTAGACCGTGAACAGCCTTCAAGTCTTGTGCAAGTTCAACAGTGTAATTACTGCTTAGTGCACGAGTCTTGGCTTGTACTGCAACGCGGTCAATGCTGAAGGCCATTTGATTCCAGCTAGCATATGGAGCAGTCTTGCCAATACCTTCACCATTCGCAGTAAGAATACCACGAAGATTTTGGAGGGCTACAAAATTTGTTGCTGCGCATGAACCAGGGAAGAATCCACCATTGTTGGCCGATAGACCCTTAGCTGCAACATAAGATGCATCAAGTGTCCAACCACAACCACCGAAGGATGCTTGTGGCTCTTGGAACATGGCTTCTGCATATGTACCGGTATAAGTACCAGCAACACCAGCAGGTTGATAATTTGCACGCATGGCAAAGATCAAACCTGTTGGAGCGGTCATTGGCTGAACGCCGCAGATGTCGTAGGCCATTAGATTCGGCATAGAACGACGAATGAGCGAGATTAGTACGGGATCATAACCTGCAACGCCACCAGAGTTGGTGAACGATGAAGGCATACCGAGATTGGCACCAGATGCCATATCTTCGGTTAGATGCTGAGAACGAAGAGATTGCTCTTGATTCTCTAAAAGAACGGCGGTTACCTTGCGGCGGTAATCGTCTTTGATTGGAGCGAGTGCACCGTGACTAAGTACGGGCTCCCACTTCTCGGTTAGAATGTCATACGGGGTGTTTTCTTGAAAATTCATGGTAAGTTATTAATCTCCTATTGATTAAAATTATTTAGTAAAAGTAAAAGTTTAGACTCTTTTATTGAGTCGTCCGATAGCACCAACATATCCCTCTACGAGGGTTGTTGGTGTATTTTTGACGGGGGAAAAGGTTTGTTCAGGTTCGGCATTACGAGCGACTGGACGACCTTTGGTTAGATAGTTTTCACGAATAGCAACAAGCTTTTCGCGGTATTCGTCTGGATTGCTGAAATTAACGCTTTCCATTAGATTTTGTAGTTTAGCAACTTGTGTGTCTGCGAGATCACGTGTTTCGGCAACAAAGATACCAGCACACTCAGTGAGTGAAACTTCTTTACGAAGATTCATGTTGTATTGGAATGATTCATTGAGCTTGGTTTCTAGTTCACGGTTTTGAGCATAAAGTTCATCAAGAACATTATACTTTTCTGCTGGAACATCGATGTAATGATTCTCGAAGAGATTCTTGAGACCACCGATGAAGTTTTCTGCAATTTGTGTCTTAACACCTTGCTCAACTGCAACAGCATTCTCGGTCATCCACTCTTCGACAACAAAGTCAAGATAATCATCAACCTTCTCTACAAGTGATTCAGTTACATTATCAAGATATGTCTTGACATTACCATCAACATTTTGAACGATGTTGGCAACAGTTTTCTCGACACGATCAGATACAGCAGCTTCAAAGATTGCTTCTAGTTGTGATACCAATGATGCGTCAACATCTTCACCTAAAAGAGAAACAAGAGCATTGCGGAAATCCTGTTTGGTTTCCTCGGTGGTCTCAACCACATCGTCATCCTCTTCTTCTGTATCTTCGTCCGTCTCATCTTCATCTTCTGATGAAGAAGCCATAGCAGTTGGAGCTGCCATTCCAGCACCAACTGGAACTTGGGCTTGAGCCATGGCTGCACCACCAAAATCAATTGGTTGTGAAATGACTGAACCCTTACCAGTTCCATCAAAATCTGATTGACCGTTGGACATCGGGTACCCACCTAGACCCATGGCTTCGGCTGCTGCTTCTGAAATAGTTTTCTTGCTTTTTTGTTTCATAATAAAAGAATCCTTGTGTTAATTATTTAGTAGTTTTTAAAATTACGGAGTTATACCGTATGCTTTTTCTTGTGCTTCTAACTGTCTTTGTGATACTGCACGTCTTCTTGCATCTAATGGGTCCTCGGGTTTAAATGCTGCACGCTTTGAGCCAACTAGTGGTACCCATGGACTTCCAGCTCCCTGTGCTGCCAAATTTTGAGCATTTTGACCTATCTTACCAATATTTGCATCAAACCAACTTGATCCAGATATATCTGCAGCCTGACCTAAAAGTGAGTCTATTGCTCCTGGAACTTTATTTAAAACTGGAATTTTTTTAAGCACACCACCTCCAATAGATGATGCTTTATTTCCTAACAATTTTCCCATCCAATCTAAACTGCTTCCAAGAGCATACGCCCCAACCGCACTATATTTACCAAGGTCATCTTTTTCTGTAGCCCCAAATAAAACTTTATCCATATCTAAATCACCGTCATCACTTGCACCTTCACTTTTTCCACCACGACCTCCACCTACACCATACGGTAATTTAATTTTAGAAGGATCTTTCATAGTATCAAGAGCATGACGATCAACAGGAATAACATCTTTAGTTGGAGTTTTTGGTAATTTGGGTGCTTTTGTTTTCTTATATGCATCAACGGCTATACTTGGACCTTCTCCAAATTCTCTTAAGAATTCTTCATGCAAATCACCCGTTGAATGTTTATTAAACGATTCAATTAAATAAGTTCGAGCAAGATGGGAAATATCTTTATTCATTTAAGTTTATTAAAATATTCTTCAAATACTTTGACAATATTTTTGTTTAGATTTCGGCTTGACGAACCAGTAATAAGTTTTCTTGCTGCATCGATTTGACGCTCTTGCCACGATCCTTCGACAAGCATCCATTCACGTCCTTCCATGATTCCATTTACGAAAGCATGTGGAGCAGATGGATCTGCAACAATATCAACAGCAGCAAGCATAAAGTCTTCTTGTACTTCTTGATATCCATTTTTGGACTTTAAAGAACCCATACCACGAGTAGATACACCTAATTGTGCACCCTCATCAATAAGATTCTTTACAATCTTTCCCATTGGAGTATCTAAAATTTTTGCTTTACCACAGATAGAATTACCATCTTCATGGAGTTCTTTGATAATATGTGATACTCTATCCAAGTTTACGGTAGGTCCAGTTGGGTGATTTAGTTCACCGAGAGCACGACCTTTATTTACATATTCGGTAATATAACGGTTGGTCTCCTTGGCAAGGGTTCCTTGTGGGTATACACGACCATTGCGGTTCTTTACACCAGATTGCATAAAAATACCTTCAATGAAGTAATGTTTATCTCCATTGCCAGCATTCTCTTTGATATACTTTATATCTTCAGTTAATTCGGTAATCAGCTTCATTTAGGTTCTTTCTTTCCAAGAAAATCTTTAGCAATGACTTTATATTGTTCTTGTAGTCGGGTTCCAACTTTGCCATAGAGGACTTTAGTGGCTTGTTCTTTGAATGCAACAGCATTTTCTTCTACTACGGTCTTGAGCATTTGACGGATATTGTTTTTCATAATAAATTTCTTACCTTCTGTGAAAATGTTAAATGTTGCTTAAATGTCGTACCATCAGTAAATAATTCGGAAACCATACGTTCTCTATTTTTAACATTCAATGATTCAAATAAATTTTTAATATGTATTATATCTGAATCAGTAATATTTATATTTGAACCACTTTGAAACTTATAATTTCCGGGTTTAAAGTTAGTTACAAAGTCTACAAATTCATTTAACGTAGAATTTTCTGGAGTAACCGACTCTCTGTATAACAATGATTTTGATACTAGTAATTCAGTTTCTTTAATAGTTTCGTTCAATTTGGTGGACAAAACTTTAATTATACTTTGCTTAAAGCTTTCATCATTTTTAAAAATGATGTTCTCTATTCCTGATTTTAATAATAATTTAGTATTATTCATGGAATCTTACTGCTGTCCACCTTCTTGGGCTGCTTGTTGTGCTGCCATTGCTGCCTGTTCCTGTGCAATTCTTTGTCTGTCAACAACCATTTGTTTTTCCATAACTTTGAGTTGTTCAGGTAGTTGTTTAAGAATATCAGTCTTAACAAACTCAGTTGAGAAGTATTTACCAATGTAAGGTTCAACAAACGAAAGCATCTTAAGACGTTCGGATAGAATTTCGGATTCTTTGAGATCCCAGAAATAATTATCCGTGTTGAATACAAATTTAATATCGGTTTTTAAAACATCCCAATCTTCTTGAGTCATTACACCTTTTAGAAGCAATTGAACTCTTAATGTATCCATGAACAAACGAGAAAACTGATATCGAATACGATCAACAAATTTATAGAATTTAATTTCTTCTCTGGTAATTTCGGTAGAACGACCCATATTGAAACCAGTTGATTCAGCAGATAAACGACTAATTGGAACATTTAAACATGCAAACAATTTCTTTTTAAAGTATTCAATGTCTTCAATTTGTGAAGTTGATTGTGCACCAGGAATAGTTGTGATTTCAGTTCCACGTGAACCTTCTCTACGTGGAAGCCAGTAATCTTCAAGTACTGACATCATCTTTCGTTCATCTCTTACTTCACCAGTATCTTGGTTGTAAGTAAGTTTTGTGCGGAATCTGCTCATCATGTCCCGCATATATTGTTCGGCTTTGGCTTTTGGTAGTTGACCAACGTCTACATAAAAGATTTTACGTTCTGGAGCACGAGCAATACGATATACCAACATCGCATCTTCCATTTGACGCAACATGTTTAGTGGTCTGATGGCTTTATGCAAATATCCTAAAATACGTTTTGTATTAAGATCAACCAATCCAGATGGAACATATACAATGCTATCAAGAGATAAATGAAGTCCTTGTGGACCAGTCATTACTGGTGACTCTTTATCATTATTCGTATAAACATAATACTCTTCAACTTCTTTAATTAATTGAATTGGTGTATTTGTCTGCTGAACATACTTATCCATTTCCTTTTTAAACTTACGAACCTTTTTAATCTTTAATGGATCGACTGCAACAATACTTTGGATACCCTGACCAGGAAGATCCTTATCAATTACAATGTTATAAAATAACTTTGAATCTACGTACCATCTGCGAAAGATCTCGTATGATTTATGGTTAAAATCTAAGAGGTGAATTACAGTATCAAACTCTTTATATATTTTTGTTTTAATATTATCAGAAATTGGGCATTTTGATAAATCTAATTTAACAGGTGTGTGATCCGTACCGGGAACAATTGCTGCATTTACAATCTCATCTACAGCAGCATCAATTTCTGGATATATTGAAATATTTCGGTATTGAATTATAGACTGTGTTTCATCACGCATTGTGGCTGCGTAATCAAGAGCAGTACCAAAGAAACCTCCAGCCTCAACAGTTACAGTTCCATCAAATACTTCTGGAACTGCAAACGATGCCATTGCATCATTTTTTTGATCTTCCTTGGTAGTTTTCTTTTTTCCAAACTGAAATCCAAATATATCAATTTCCATAATTCACCTTATGTTCTCCTTGTCACATTTTTGATTTCCATATAATCAAAAACAATCATTACAGTATAACTATTTAACACGTTGGGAGAACCCATATTCATTTGAACTGGTTGAATACCAGCAGGCCAGCAGCCATGTAAAATATATTCTTTGAGTGGTTGATCGTTGCCATTTAAATCTAAGTGCTGTATTCTCCAATTATCCGCTTTATATTCTCTTGATACTGAACCAGTTCCTACTCCGGGGGTAGCAGATTTATTGTTATCATGATCATTAATTAAATTTTGCCATCTATTTAATTTACCCCATAAATTATTATTTCCAACATCATCCCATATCGTGATATTCCATGTTCCATAATCTCTTTCACCAGGATAATGAAATTTTCTACCAAAATAATCATAACTTAAAGTTTTACTAGTAACTCTAGGGAGGGTGGCAGCACGTATATGAAAATCTGTAAATTTACCACCTGTTGGAAACGAACCTTCTATTCTAAATCTATTAGAACGGGTTCCACCAAAAAAGGTATTTTTAAAATCGTTTAGCATTGTTATTTAATCTTAACTATTGTAATCATCTTGAATTTTGATATAATCAAATGTAAGAGTTGTACTAAAACCAACAAATCCTGGCTCTGCCATATTCAAACTTATTTCATCTACTACAGATGGCCAACATTTGTATAATGTTATTGTTTTTAAAATTTCACCATTAGCATCTAATTGTTTCATTCTCCAAGTAGTTTGTAATTTTTTATATGAAAAATCATTATCTTTTACTTTATGGGTATAGTGACCATCCATAAATTCTGCCCATTGGTGTAAACCCTTCCATATACTATTGGTGTTATTATCATCGTAAATGGTAACATTCCATGGTGCATACATTCTATCACCTGCAAAATTTATTAATCTTCCACGATATGGAACACTAATAGTATTCATAGTTGATGCAGGTAACGATGCAGAAATCATTTTAAATGAAGAATCTTCTGCAGGAACATTAATACTTACAGGCCAAATGGGTTCAACAACAAATCTATTGGCACGAGTGCCGCCTAAAAAACCTTCTTTAAAAGTTGTTATTGAATTATTGTTTGCCATTATTGTGTTAGGTTAATATCAATTACAAAACTGTCAATACTTAGAATTGGTTTGATTACAACCATCATATTTAAAGAACCAGAATTATCAACATTATTCGAACTATCGCAAATAATTTGTGTTTGAGTTGTATCAATAAATGATAGATATGGATCAATTGCACTTTCAATTTCCGAAGTAACTTGTGCTCTGGTGGTAGAATTATTAATTTCAAAAAGATACTTCAAACCAATTACATCTAAATCTTTTCTTAAGGCTGAACGCAAACGAGATGGTCCAACTCGATTATCACTTGTAAGCAATCCGCTCGAAGTTGCACCAACAATATCTGAACCAAGGAACTTTGGATTATAATTAACAAAGAAATTTACTTTATTATTTCTTAATGTGGTTTTTAGTGAATCATTCCAATCTATTGATGTTGAGACATTTCCATTAAGGATTGTTGATCTGTCTAAACCGGCAACTGAAAGATATAATTCATTTCTGTTTTTTGCTCTTGCAAAGAATCCAGCAACATCTGTAGAAGTTGGAAGTTTATATGTTATTTGAGTATTTGACTGCAATGTAGAGGTATCTAAATTTGAAATGTCCTTAACACCGTAGACATTAAATATTCGGTTGGCAACTGTTGTTCCTGTTACAAGAGAAGCACTACCAAACAATGAAGCATAATTTGCCATCGTGTAACCGCTACCAGTTATACCACTAGAATCTGGAATAGAAGGAAAGATTCCTGTTGTATATGGTTGGTCAATCAACCAGGTGCATAGTGCTGTATTAGCTTCTTGACCAACAATAACATCTAGATAATTTTCTGTAGTTGCAATATAGTTGTCAAAACCTACCGGATCACCAACAAGAACTAATGTACCACCATATGCAAGATAATTAATTGCATGAAGAAAATCAGTTCCAGCAGGTCTTGGTACAAGTTGAACTTTTGTATCTATTGTTCCACCAGTTTGGAAAAAACCAAATGTACCACCAGCTGAAGGATCTGAAATTAAACAGGAAGTAATACCGGACAACTGGTTTAAATCACCAACAAGTTCTTGTGGTGTCGTATATACAATGTAGGTAGCTGATGTTGTTCCCTTTGGGGTGGTATATAAGTTTGCTCTAGCATATACCAACCAACCAAATAAACCACCAGGATTATTACCGGCTGCACCGTTAATACCATTAAAAGTGATTCCGGCAAAGGTTGAACCTAACTTCATACCACCTAATAGATCAAGAGTGGTACTTTCAGTAGAATATTGGCTGGCGTTAATAAAGGAGCTAAGTGATGGCATTTATTTTCCTTATGATGTCAAAATATTTAGCATTTTAACTAGGATACCAAATCACTCCATCCTGGACATATTCGCCCTCATCATCTTCTGAATGGTTGGAAGGCATGAATAAAACATTATCATCTTCAGGTTTTTTGGCATCTTCATAACTAAATTGAGCTTGTTCGATTAAATCGGCAAAATATTCTTGTCTAGTTAGCCATGCAAAAAACACCAAACTCATCACCAAATCGTCATGCTGACCGTCTTCTGCCTTATATGTATTGGATTTGGAAATAAATGACATCAATTCTACGATAATACGCTCATCGTTTAAGATGATCTTATTTTCTTCAATTAACCGTTTAAGGATGGCACAACCAATTTTTTTAGTTTGTGCGGTAGTTCTTATACCCATTTCATTTTTACCCACACCACCAAAACCCTGAGACAATATTTGTCCTTTACGACCCATTACTTTTGTCATCAATACATTTTCATATTCAAGATCGGTGTGTAAAATATTAGAAACTTGACCACCCAAGTCATTTGTTTCAATCAAAACATATGCATTATTATATGCTTTTGCTGAATTAAATATAACTGTTGGAAAATTAAATGGACTAATAGTATTATTTCTATATGTGGAAACCACTTTATATGGGGTACTAGTTCCATCGATTACCGTAAACGCAGAATAGTCAGACCCCTGTCCACGGGATACATCGGCTTGTAAAAAATAAATTTTATCAGGTTGTGGAATTTCATAGACTCTATGACCTTCTACATTTTCAGAAATCGGTTCTTCGGGAGCAAGAACATTTAACTTTGTTGATGAAATCAAAGTATTCGAAGATCCTAAGAAACTACAACCATACTCTTGATTAAACTGTTCTTGGCTGGTATTGGCAATCTGTTCTTCTGCCCATTCAGCATTTCGTCTAGGACCACCTGGAGTTATTGGAACCTGGGTCCAATCAACTTCAACTGGTACAAATCTATTTTTGGATTTGTGTCCCATAGGTCTATTAGCATCAACCCATAATTTGTGAAAATGGTTCATACCATTGGGGGTTGAAACAATGATAAGTTTGGTAGTCAAACCTGCCGAAATGGTTGGGTATGTTGAAGAATAGAATTCTTCAGCAATATGTGAAGGTAAGAAGGCGTACTCATCTAACAACAATAGGTTATAAGAGCCACCACGGATCGCTGAAGACGAAGTTGCGTCACATACCACTCTAGATCCGTTTTCCAATTTAAAACTCGTCTTGTTCCATTCTACTACTCCTTGTTGCAAGAAATGTGGTAGGTTTTCATATGCTAATTGAAGTTTAGCAAACAATTCATCCTTTGCTGTCTTTAACTTATTGGCAAGAATAGCAACATTTACGCTTTGGTTAAAAGTAACATAATGGCAAATATATCCAATAACCGAAGTAGACTTTCCAGACTGCCGAGGCCATTTTGAGATAACAAAACGATTTTGGTGAATCTGTTTTACAAATTCTTCCTGGTAATCATACAATTTGAAAGGCATGATACCTTTATCAAGAGTTTTAACTTTTACATATTTACTACAAAAATATACAGGATCATTAGCACACTTGACATATTCTTCCAGTTGCTCTTTAGTATACTGAATATCAATGCCGGGTGGCTTTAGTTTTGGGTTATTTCTATAACCTTGATTACCGTTGTTTAGACTCATTATTCACAACCTCTGCTTCGATTACTTTATCGGTGCTTCTATCTTTATTTAAGAGGTTCTGAAGATCCTTGGTCGATCCAACAAAAACTGAATTATTTGTTTGTGAAATTTTAGTATTAGATGCGGTAGTATCTTTGGCTTTCTTATGAACATCTAAAACATTATTATTAAGATCTGCCATAGTTTTTAATAGAATGGCAACCACTTCAAATGCTCTTGGGCTATCAGATTCGGTAGCAACTTTCAATGCACTTTCTAATGCTATATTTCCATTGCCCAATAAATCTTTTAAATTTGATTGAACAAACTCATAATCTTTTTGAAAATTATTATTGTCAAACGTACCACCAGATGCTGCCTTTGGTTCTGCAATTATTGCAGTATCAGGAACATCAAACAACTTAACTAAATTTTTATTAATTTTCATATTTAATCTTCAAAAACTACACCACTGTTGGCTGTAGTAACCGCCGTTGCCGTCTTTATTTCACCAAAGATCCAAGATTTTGCTACAAATTGAAATGATGCAATATTTAATCTTCTACTACTTAGATCACCTTCATATTTTTCAGTTAAACTATTTGTTACCATAACAATTGGTATTTGAACATCTTGTTGTGTTTCATTCATATTCATTGTTATAATATGTTCTGGAACAAAATAGGGCATAATTTGTTCTACAATTTGTAACATATCATCTGTGTGTCTGGTGTAAACAAACAAATTAAATGATACATTTACTGGAATCTTAGATCCAATTTGAGTTCCAGAAGATTGACATGATCCATTAACATTTGTTAAATTCAAAATTGGGGCAATACGATTTAACCGGCGAGTAGGATCCGGAACAATGGTATTAATAATATAACTTATAATTGGTAATTGAGTTTCAATACGAGTTCCATCAGTTATAGAAGATGGTTGTAATAAACGCTGAATAAACTTTTCTTGAGGCGAATAGTGAATGGGAACACGAATATTAAAACTGGTAGATGTGTCTGGTTCAATACGAGCAACTTCAATCTTACTAAACAGCGAACCAAAACCAACTACAAGTTTTCTTAAATTTTCGTTGTAATAGTGTCCAAACATATTAATCCTTATGGGTTACCCGGTTCATCACAATCTGAAAATGGATCATTAGGATCAAATCCATAACAATTGCCTTCAGTCTGTAGTACATCATTAATACCAAAGGTGGTACCAAGAATATTATTTAGTGGAATTACCAACGATCCCGATAGTCCTTTAGTTGATGTATAGGGATTGTTAATGGTATTATTATTGGTATCAATTTTCTCATAACTGTAAGTAAAGAGTTCTGCAGTTATTTGATATGAATATAATTTTCCTAATGGATACAGAGGATTTTCATGTTCAACAAAATTAATTTCAAACAATGATTTAGATAATGGCAGATAGATAAGATCACCTTCGCGGGGTCTAATGATAGTAGAATCAATATCTGTGACTTCTTGTTTAAATCTTTTACGGGCAAAAACTAAGGTAATCTTATCTTTAATCTCTAATCCAAATTGAGTAATGACATCTGTACCATCAAAGCTCTTATATGATTGAATAAACATCTCTAACGTGTAAGCTTTTTTAAATGATGATGATGGATCCTCACCAAAAATTTTATCTATTTGAAAATATTGACGTGGAACATATACCAAATCTTGTCCAATTCCTTGAATTAATTCAACAGTAATATCTTCGATCAGAGTTTGTTCTGGTCCGTATTTGGTACTATTGATATAAGGATTAATAGCCATATTAACCAATCATTGGATCTACAGGTAGTTCCTGTGTTTTTAACAACATTGCTTCAATTGTATCTAGTTCGCGTACAGCATCTTGCATTATGGCTGGAGCATTGAGTTGTGCTCCACCTGGAAGAGGCATACCAGTATACTTCATCAGATTCTGTGCCCATTGTTTTTTCAACAATGCAGCGTAATGTCTTTGGAAAATACGATCACTCCATATTTTTGGATAATAATCTGGATTTACTTGTACGTATGCTTCTACCATAACATATGAATTTGTTCTAACCTTATCCCATTCATTTTCTAAAAACAAACGATCAGTAGTTTTGGTATACGTAAATGAAGAAGGGTAATTAAATACATCATTTATCATAGAAATATATGTCATTGCTTCCATATATAAACCCATAGGACCCTGGGAATAACCACTCTGATTAAAATATAAACCAAAGAAGTCAAATAAAGTCATTTGATATCTTAGATCAAACATATAATCACCAACAACAGATCCTGGACTATATACCTTCGAAATAGTTCTAATATCTGCAGCGGCTGGCCAAAATGATGTTACTCCTGTAGTGGAAGACGTAACGGCTTGAGCACCAATACTATAACCAAAGGTGCTAACATCAAAATATTTGTTTGCTATAATATTAGCGGTAATTGGTACGACAAACTGTGCACGCTCATTAAAATCAAAATGACGTTCATGCATATATTCTAATGATTCATCTAAACGATCTTCAGCTTGCTCAGAATCAATATTAATTTGAATTACTGGAGCACCGAGTCGTCTATAGGTAAAATCAATGAATTCTTGTCGAGTTGTAATTGCCATAGAAATATTTATGAATTCTCAACAATTTTATTTATTTTATCTATTAAATTTTCTTTTTCTTCACTTGAGCCTATCGTTACCTGAATAAATTGTAATTCGTTTGGATCTATGGCTTCGATCATTTCTTTTCGTAATTTGACTTCTATCGGTTTAAAGTTTGGATCATAATCACTAAATCCAGGCATTTTCATTGGGCAATTCAAAACAGGATAATCTAATTTTGAATAATCATCCGAACTTTGAATTAACCATGTATGTGGTTTATCTCCACAACCACATCCACCACAGTAACTCTTGGTTGGGTCAACTGAACTAGTCTTTAAAAAGACACATGGTGTGTTTATACTGCTTCCACCAAAACAAGATAGAACTCTAAGTTGTTTTGTTTGAATATCGGTTTTTTTGTTGCCAAGTCCTCTAGATGCTAGAGAAGCAGCAAACATCATCATTTTTTGAAACATAATCTTATAAAGTTGTATAATTAACAGCCATACCAGCAGGAACAACATATGAAGCAATAAATGGTTTAAACTTTTCTATATCTAAAAGCAAAGAACTAGTTACTTTAATATCTATATTGGTAAAATTAGATGTGGTAACTACAACATCACTTATTGAAAATCCAAGTAGTGAACATATCAAATATTTGATTGCAGGTGGTGTACCTTTAATATCAAAATAATTTGAATCTGATTTAATTAAAAATCTTCTTATATTTGGAAGTATTGAACGCAAATGAGATTGAGAAAAATCAGCATTTGGAAAATAAAAATCTGCAACTGCTTCTAAAAATAGTGAATTCATAAACAATGGAACTCTAATATTTTCCCAATTTAATTGAGCACCATATCCATATTCCTGACTTAATAACCATCTTAAATAATTTTTAATTATTGGAACAATAGCAACATTATTTGGATCGGATTCATATGCTTTAAGAATCCACTGTGGAAATAAAGAGTCTACTGTAAGATTATCACCCAACCATTTAGAATTATTTCGGTTATAAAAATCACTCCCATAAAGACTACTGGCTCTTGCAGTAGTAATTGCGTTTTTTACCTCATAAGAAACAGGTTGTTCTTTAAGAAAAAAGATCATAATTGATACACCAAATTTATACCAGCTACACATCTAGCATTTAAATATGCTAGTAATAGTGTTTGATTAGTAGAAGAAAGACCATTTACATAAATTTGAACTGTTCCTGGAATACAGCAATGGTTTGCTACAGTTATAAGTGAAGAATCTGATGTGCCAGAAATCCCCGAACCTAAAATAGCATTAATATAATCATTAATTGTTACACATCTATCTTGTCCAGTTGCTTTAAATAAAAGCCTACATCTAGCTTCTGTAACAGAAATTTGACTATACCCACCAGAAGGAATTGCATTTGTTACAAACGTAACATCAGATCTTGCAGTTATAGCAGCATTATTGCCAGATGTTCCGTTTGATGTAATTGCTTTAATTAATACTGAATTTGAAGTTTGTATTTCTTGAGCAGATACAAAATTATTTGTAACAATAAATCCCTTGGGACCATTGATTACTGTAAATGTTTTATTATTTCCAACCATCCCTGTAGAACTTTTATCTACTCGAGTCCATTCTGAGTATGTAGCAGAACCATTTGCATTTTCATAAAAAGAAATTGTATCTGGATCAACTGTATATGGGAGTTCACACGATTGTGTGGCATAATCATAATTCGTATAAGACACAACTTCTGATCCAGAATATAATTTTAAGGATTTACTTACACCAGAATTTACTGTACCTATATTGAAAAAGAAAGTATCGGCTCCGGTTGTTGTTTTTGCTTTAAATGTAGTATATGGATATAACGTTGCACCAGCAGCAGTTACAGTTCTGGTACATGTAGCACTTTGTGATGGAGCGATGAGTACTGAATTGTTAGCAGCAATACCTAAAATACTTGGTAATAAAGTTGTCGTGGTAGCAAATGAATTTACATAACCATATTGAGCATATATTCCGTTATATGCAGTAACTGTAGAAAGAATATTTAATATTAAATTTGCCGTACTAGCATTATTTGCAAAATCAATATCCTTTAATTCTGATTGATTATTAAAAAATGATGTAAGTGATGATTTAATTTCACTAAAATCTAAAGAGGCAACATTGAGGTTTTTTAGTTGGTATGTCATTATAGTTCGACTTCAATAAATGTAGAGGTGTTTGATTGTTTTACGATGCCATCAGAAGTTGAAAAGTAAATTAAAAATTGAAATACTGTATCTGATGCATATTGTACATTTACTTTAACATCGGTTAAAGATGGTATAGCAGAATTAATATATGCTGCCATATTAGTTTCTAAAAGCCCAATATTTGACTGTCCATCAAAAATATAACTAAAATAATCAGAGCCAAGATTGATATCAGATACCAATTCTCCTTTTTGAGTTTTGCACACATTTTCAATATATTGTGAATATGCATTAAACCCACTAACTAGACCTATGTCTTTTTTAGTAGATGAAGAATTTATCTTTTCAAATAATATTGAAAAATCTTTGATAGCCATTAGAATATTTATATCATGGGTAAATTGGGACATTCATTGTTATCCCGGTGTAATCGCCAGCAATTGTCGTTAAAGCTAATGCAGATTCGTGTGTCCCAGAACTGGTAACTACATGTTTAATTCCCGTAATATAATAAACAGTATTTAATACAGCATTTTTTGATGCATATGGATATCCACTGATACCATTAGAATTTAAACGAATTGTCTGCCCAACTTTTAAATTAAAATCACCAGGAATAGTTACATCTACTTTTCTTCCATACTGCAATGCATCTGTAAATTCTGCTCGTTTTACTGGTGTTTCAACAGGAGTATTCCAGAAAGATGCTACATTTAATCGAAGTTTGATATACGCTTCATACTTAGGTCCTATATCTGGGCAAGTACAACTATATGGTGCAGAAGGCGTTCCCCAAAGACAACCCAACCATTTGTCACCCAATCCTTCTGTACTATTAATTTTATCGCATTCTTCATTAGATGTATCAAAATATATATCTACAGGTATTGATGAATTTAACCTATTCAGTACCGGTGGACATCCAGTTGGACCTTCCCACAATGATATACCACCGGAACTTCCAGAAACACCTTCAGACTCTTCTACTGGTGCTTTATAGAATCCAATTGCTTCTGCAATCTCTTTAACTCCAGGAAAACTTTGAAAACATTCTTCTATAGATCCAGGAGTACTTGTAACGCCTCTAGTAATAGACGAATTGGCACATTCATAAGAATCACGACTTATAACTGGATAAAATGATTCTTGCCCTTGATTAGTACCGTATGTGTATATTTGTTTTGATGACATCGAATATCCTAATTTTAACAGAGTCCATCCAAGACATTTTCAATCCAAAAATAAGTTACTCTTGTTTTTGCATCAATTTGTTCAATACAAACTCTAGCAATATGATTTATATTACCACCACTAACACCGATAGCAGAACTTGTATTTGCACCAATTGGTCTGAATTTAAATGAAGCTGATGTTGGACTAACCCATCCAGGTGGTAAATACGCCCCAGACAAACCTCTTTCATTTAAATTGATTGCCCAAGTATCATCTTGGGTGGGACTAGATTTTGTGCTAGGATCTAAACACCATTTTTCTAATTGATGACTATAGGTTGTACACCCAGATATGCCATTTCCACTAGACGCACCAGATGCACCAGAACTACCACACGTTCCACAAGTTACACCTTCATGTCCCGGTTCAAATAATATTTTATTCCATTTATATCTGTAAAATTTAGCAGAACCTGGTAAGGTTGGATCTGGGGCACATGTTACTCCATAATAAGTATTATCTGGTTCATATCGTTGAAGAGCCGCAAAGAAACAATTTTCTTGTTTTCCCATACAGCACAATGAATACATTACAAAGTTCTGTGCTTCAATTTCTCTAATTTTTTCTAGTCTACCAGCCGCGGCAGATGCTCCAGACGCTCCACCAGAAAATATATCATATCTAATATCCATTACCTTTTGTAACTTTGTGTCTACACCAGAAACAATGTTAGCGGGATCTGCGTCTATACTATCAGGATAATCCGGATGAATAGGAGTAACATCAAACATATTTTTCCACATATCTGGACTATCCAGGAACGGCATAAATCCATCCAGACCCATTAAACTTAATGATTTATAATTGCTTTCAACACCATATTGATTATAGATGGTATTAGTAATAGATTTAGCATTACTGGGAACTTGTCCATCATAATATCCCCATGAGTTTTCTGGAATTAGTTGATCGCCACCTTGTGGTGCGTCTGTTCCTCGCCCAGACACAGTTACAACATCAATATTATATTTTTGTCCATCATCTTGAAATTGAAAGGTAAGATTTTTTAATGCTGTATTTTGTGTAGTATTCGCTGCATCAACTTTTGCTGTTTCTTGTTCTTCTTCACTTAAACCATCAGGAATAGTAATTTCAGGAAGACTATCTAAGTATTTTGGTGTTTTTCTAATATAGTAATAGTTTTTAGAAATCCATTGATATGCTGGATTAGACGCAAAGAAATAAGCTTTTCTATATTGTTTTTTATCAGACAATTTTTGAATAACTGCATCACCTTTGAATATACCAACATTTCTTACATCAGCATCCATAGATGCATATGATGCATCAGCTTCAATGTTTCGTTTAAATGATTTAAAATTAACATCACCAGCCATACCAGTCCAAAATATAAAATTAGGTTCACCGAATTCATCAACAGCACCGGTTGAAAGATAATTAAATAACTCAATTGCATTATCTGGAATAGTTTCTTCACCAGAATTATATGGAGACAATGGTTTATATAAAAAATAATTTGAGGCAGAATCATTCCAACCAGACCCAGGTATTACTCCAAACGTAAATCTTAATTGTTCTACTAGTTCATTTACATGAAACACTTTAGGTTTCTTAAACTGTAAAAGTGCATTTAATGAATTTGTAGAAAAATATTTATAATAATGATTTGTAAAATTGATAGCAACTATTGTATCATCACTATCTGATCCTGCATTATTAACATAAGAAACGCTAGTAACATCACAATCCCATTTTTTACCATCAAAAAATTCAATAATAACTTTATCAATTTTGTTGTTGCTAACATAACTAACAATATCTTTTAAATCTGTAACAACTACCGTTCCACGTGGTAAAACTTCTGTTATGTTTTCAACAATTTCTATTCTTTCAAACCGACATTCTGTATTTTGTTTGTTTATTTCTAAACCACCAACAAAAACTGATTTAATAGTAGAATATGCTGGATTAAACTGTGATTGTGTATTTGGCATAAGATATCAATTATACTTAGTAGTAACAAATGAAGATTGAATTAAACCAAGTTGTTTTGGTACGTATGCTTGAATATTCTTAGAAGCAATTGTAATTTCTTGTTGTGCAGTATATGTTGTATATGCAGTAACACCATTTAGTGGAGTTGATTGTGGTAGAATAGTATCTAATGTTGGTGCTGTATTAAAATCTCTAGTATTTTTATATATTGTTTTTCCATCAGTAGAATTAACTTGTTTAATAACTTTATTGTTTGATGTTTGTAAACTTCTCATAAATCTAAAAAAAGGTTCCCCATAACTTCCATCCGATTTTAAAGGAATTACTGTAAGAGGTGCAGCAGTAAGTGTAGATAAAAAATTATTTCCTCCTTTTACTATACTTACTGTAGTCGTTAGATCATAAAACGATGAATCAACTATTACCGCCATAGGTCCATTCATATCATAATAACCCGTAGATGCAAAGGAGTAGGGTGGGGCTAAATTATCTGATAAATAAGGAAATATTAAACTACCGATAGGTGCGGCGGTAAATCCATTGGCTGCAGGAAGAAAATATGCTTGACTAGTTAAAACAAAACACTGATTATTTTTATTATCATTTGTAAAAATATTAACATTACTCTCAACTAATGTAAATGGATTAATTACATTATTTGCAGCAACAATTGCCCAGAAACTATCTGGATCTTGATATGTAGTAGCAGCAGCCTCTAATAGAGTAGTTTTACTATCTATTGATATATTACTCTCTTGTATTGGAGCATTTTCTACATCAAGATATGTAAAAAAATCAGAGATACTAAATGTACCAATTGTAGTTTCAAACGAAGTTTTTGGTAAATTTTCAAAGAATTTCATGCGGATGGACCAAAATAATAATTTGAGATTTCTGATTTAGACCAAACAGAATTTGCTTCTGGGACATATGTACCAGTTTCAAATTCACTAAAAAGCAACCCTAATAAAGTAATAGATGATGCGCCATTTGGTAGATATCTGATAACCGGATCAATTTCATCATTCTTTTGAACCTTGACAGTTTCTAAAACACAAACTAAAGGTTCTCCCATCCAGTTTGCTGTTAAGTTTTGTTCACCACCTAATGCAACACCATTACCTTTGGATATTTTTAATGCCCATAGATTTTGAGGGTATGACCGTTCGGGTAAACCGGTGGCTACGGCTGGATAAGATGATTTTCTAAAAGTTCCAATAATTTCTTCAATTTGAATACTTTCTGCAGCATTTTTTGGAACAAAAACATATTGAAAAAAGTATTTTTTACGTCCTTCAGATACCATTGTTGCTTCAGCAATATTGCTGAAACGTCTATAAGTAGAGGTTGCAAACATTCTTTCCCAATAAAAGGTTGCTGGTTGTATATTTCTTTTTAATAGATTGATTGCCCCTTTCATTCCTCCACCGCTGTTCGCTAGCCCAGATCTATTGATCATAGGTCCAACTGGATTGTTATTGCTTTCACCGTATTCGTGAGCAACTTGATATCCAGGTTCTTTTGGCATAGGTAATGAAATTTGGGCAAATGCTCTGTTTATAACCCCTGCTCTGGTACGTTCATTATTTTTTAATGAATAATTAGCAGCATAAAAATTCAACCAAAGAGGTTGTTCTGCTTGAGCCAAGCCATATGGATATCTAAAGTTATATTGTGCCATGTAATAATATTTAGATAATTTAACTAAATATTATAATGGCGTACAGAACAATTTTTAATCCTAAAAATCCAAGAAAATACGCAGGAGATGTATCCAAAATTGTCTGTAGATCTATGTGGGAAAGAAATGTATGTGTATTCTGTGATGAACACTCAAGTATATTAAAATGGTCATCTGAAGAAATTGCCATTCCATATATGAGTCCTATTGATAAAAAGATGCACAATTACTATCCAGATTTTTTAATACAGTTTCAGAACACAAATGGTTTACAAAATTGGATGGTTGAAGTAAAACCCAAAAAACAAACCATGATAAAGGAAAATGCTTCTAAAAAAGAGAAGTTTACTTGGATCGTAAATAATTGTAAATGGAACGCAGCTAAGTCGTATTGTGATAAGAATAATATGGTTTTTAAAATAATAACAGAAAAAGAACTTTTTTCAAATGGCAATACCACCAAATCAAACTAATTCAATCACAGCAATCAAAGACTTTTTTGATAGACACAAAGGACTACAGAGACCTAATAGATTTTCTATGTCCTTTAATGGACTGCCACCAGCATTAAGTGGATTAGTACCAGCCAATGACTTTCAACCAATCGGAGTAATGATTGGTGCAAGAGCTATTGATTCTGTAGCAGACAATCTTGCAGGATATGGTTTGGGTAGAAGCGTTCCTAGATCTCAAAAATTTCCTCAAGGAATTATGTTAACTTTTGCTGTAACCAATGATCATTTTATTACAGATTTTTATGATACATGGTTTAATTTAATTTACTCGGGAGGAAGACAAAGAGGTACATACAAAACACCTTTTCAACTTTCATACTATGATGATATAATTGCAAAAACACAAATGAAAATTAATATACTTGATCCTAACGGTAATATTAATAGAATATATACATTTTTTGAAATATATCCTATTGAATGTTTACCAATTGAATTGAGTATGATGAAGACTAATGATTATATGACATATCAAGTGTTGATGATGTTCAGAGATTTCACTTTTAAACCAGGTACATAATATGGATATACTTAATTCGTTGGAAAGTCTTTTACCAAAATATCAGACTACTCTTCCTTTCTCGAAACAAACTGTTTCGTTTGTTCCATTCAGAGTAAAGGATGCAAAAAATATCTCTATTATCTTACAAGAAGAAAATAGAAAATTGGCATTAACTAGTTTAGTTGATATTTTAAAAACTAATGTTAAAGATATTAATGTTTTAGAATTGTGTATGGCAGATGCTGAATTTCTTTTTTTACAAATAAGATCAAAGAGTGTAGATGAACAATTAAATTTGATTCATAATAAAGAACGAATTCAAGTTTCTATTTCTGAGATATATGGAAAAAATAGTATATCATCGCAAACTATAGAGTTAACTAATAATGTTAATTTAGTATTAGAAACACCAACGATAAAAGATTTATTAAAATTAAATACACTGAATAAAGAAGATGTAATTCAAGCATGTATTAAAAAAGTTATATTTAATGGTGAGATCTTTCATGTTAGTAAATATGTTACAGAAGAAATTAAATTAATTTTAGATAATTTACCTATGACCGTTCTTCCTAAATTTGAAGAATTTTTAAAGACCCAGCCTGATTTGTTTTTAATTATCAAAACGGAAGATGGTGATAAGGAGGTAAATGGATTTTTAACTTTTTTTACTTATCGGTAAAGTTTTTTGATTTAAAAGATTACTATGTTACTAACTTTACCCTGATAAATAATTTTAATTGGAATCTGTTTGATTTAGAAAATATGGTATGGTGGGAACGCGAAGTTTATGTTAAATTGTTAGTAGATTATCAAGATCAAAAGAACCAAGAAAATATGTCACACACACCAAACATGCAAGGATTTAATTAATGGTAGACGATAATAATATATCATTGGATGTAACCGCAGAACAACAGCTATTTGCCCCATCTATTAAACCTTCAGATATTCGATCAGCGCAACTTGATAGTAGTATTCCCGAAGATATGGATTTACCTGAAAGTGTTGTGTTTAAAACAATTGTTGATCCACCGTTACTGGATTCAATCGTTTATCAAGCAACTAAAGTAGATGTATCTGAAAAAACAAGTGCAGAAGTCGCTGACGTTGGAATAAAATTACAAGTTAAATTTGATCCAGAAGCATCCTATAAAAAATTAGAAGAAAATGTAGATGGTATAAGAGATAGTGTAACAAGTTTGGCAGATAATGCACAGAATAAATGGATACCAAATCCAAGTCCAGCTTCAAAGTTTGAAGAACGACCAACACTAGAACAAACTAATTTAGTATTTGATGCCAGAGCAGAACGTTTTGCTCAATATCCAACATGGGCATAAAAAAAGCCCCTTGCGGGGCTTTTTTCAATCATTCTCCATTTCGGAGAAGTACTTTAGAGGATCCTTTTCCTCAATGTCTTCACGGATTACATTATCCGTGACATCATCTTCAATACTCTTTGAGTCGGTAAACTGAGCACGAATATCGTCTCCAGTTGCCTTCTTGAGTCTAGCCTTGAGTTCATCATAACTCTTGAACTGACTCTTGTCAGTAAACTCCTTGAGAGCATACTGCTTCTTCCAAAGTTCTTCTAACTTCTTATCATCTCCACCAAGAAGAGGAGTAGGAGTAGCAAACTCAGAACGATCATAATTCACGTATCCACCAACATTGCGAATCTTGATCTTAAAGTCTGCACCAGTCCAAAAGTTGAATGGATCGATTGCAGTCTCATCCTTAAATTCTGGATGAGCAAGTGCTTGGATCTTTTGGAAAATCTTGGTACCATACTGATAAAGAAAAACCTTTCCCTTATTCTCGGGATTTGCAGGATCTTCAACAACAAGAATGTTAGAGATGTAAGTCAACTTACGCTTACGATTACGTGCAATATTCTTGTCATCCTCAATTCCACTATTCCAGAGTTCCGTGTTTGCTTCACAAACAGGGCACTTCTCTCCAAGAGTAGTTGGGCAGTTTTCAAACAACCAACCACCCTTGCCCTTGAAGGCATGACTGTAAACTGAAACAAAAGGAGTATCTTCTCCTGCAATCTCAGGAAGGAATCGAATTACTGCATAACCGTTTCCAGCCTTGTCAATACCTGGCTTCCAAATACGGTCATCCTTGTAACTCTCCTTTGACGTGAGCTTATCCATGCGCTCGGTTAGTGATGCGACTGAGTTCTTACTCTTCTTCTTGAAATCTGAAAAATTTGCCATATGTGTCTTTCTTTCCCCAAGGATCTACCTTGGCCTAACAGTTCTCTATCACTATACACTCTGATTTAGATTAGTCAATCGGTAACTTCTTAGATTTAGACTTTTTCATCAAATGTAAACTTTGAGCTTCTTGTTGAATTTTTTCAATAATTGGCTTGGTTAAAAGTTTACCAGAAGCACTTGGATCTAAACCCATTTCTTCTGTAATTTCTAAAACACAATCCATAAAAGTCATATTGGTCGATTTGACTCTTGATATTACCTTATTTGAAAATTGTTCTTTTGCAGAGTCATCTATATACATAATGTTATTATATCATGGATTTATATTAAATCCAATAAATATAAGAGTATAAATATTGAAGACCAAGGAACACAAGGATAAATTATGTCATTATCACCATATTTTGGAGAAACGTATGTTGTTATCGAAACAAGTGGAGTAACCTTTGCTGTTTCGGCTGATCCTGTATTAGTCAGCGGTATAACTAATTACACCCAAATTTATAAAATGGCATATGGTCCTACTGGATCACTTACAGTAGTAGATACTGCTACTCCACTTCCTGTCAGCGTAGCTGGTGGTATGACTGCTAATATTTCCGGATTCTGTGGAACAATCAATATTCAGGGTGTTGGATCAGGAACTCCAGTTCCAGTATCTGGTACTGTTAATGTTATGGGTCTTACTGCATCACCTGTATACGTACAGACCACAACTGGTTGCAGAGTAGAAGTTACTGGTGGACGATATTTAAATAAACTTACAGACAATGTTTCTGTATTTGGTCCAAGTGGAAATACTTGGATTTATTCTAATATGGTCAATGCCAGTGGTGTTGCTATCGGAACTACTTCAAATCCAATGCAAGTAAGTTTTAGCGGTGTTACAATCACTGCAAATATTGCATCAACAATTGGTGTAACCAATGACTCTCCTGGTAATGGATTACGCATTCAAGGAATGACTGGTGGACTTAGTGTTGCAGTAACAGTGGGAAATACAGTTGGTATTAATGATACAGCTATTCTTGCTGGTATGACCAATGTATATGGTCAACTTCTTACACTCAATGCTCAAATCTTGAGTATTGCTGGTAGTGTTCCGTCTAGTATTAAATCTAGTAGAACAGCTCCAACTGCCGTTGTATCACAAATGGATCCAACTGGGTTTACATGCTCATATGGTATAAATCTTAAAGCTGCAGCAACTAATACAAATTTAGTTTATTTTGCAGGTAATACTGGAGTATCTTCAACAACATCATACGGATTAGATCCAGGTGAAGAAATATTTGTTAAAGTAAATAATACTAATAAAATTTGGACTGTTACCGGAAGTGGTACACAAGCACTATTTTATAATGCATCGTGAATAAAAAATGGCAGAAACAGAATCAGCATATACATTAAATAAAGTTAGAACTTTAAAAAATTATGGTTTGTACGTTACTGGATTAACCGTAGACCCTATTTTTACAAAAGGAATTTTAAATTCCAAACCAAATATTTTAATAAGTGGTTCCACATGTACAATTGATTATTCGCATGTATATGATGTGTCTGATTCATTATATTTAAAAAGAACTTTTGGTGGATTTTCTGGTGCAGGAGAAACATTCTCTATATCAGCATCACAATATTTTGATGAATATAACAATGTTACTACAACGTTAAGTGGAACTTGTAGGTTATCAACTACTATTAATGATAATCATATTATTATTGCTACTATTGTTTCCGGTCTTACTGCAACAACTGATTACAATTATTATGGAAAAGATAATTTTGTAGACACCCCACAATATACTTTTACATCTACTGGTGGAACTATTGGATATTTTTTAGTAAACTCTCTTCCAAATCTTTCTAAAACAACATTCAATAGTATGGGTATTCTTGGATCAGCATATGGTTTTGAAGAATACATTGAAATATCGGGTGGTACATTAAACAACGCTGAACGTATTCTAATCAGTGGAACTATACAACTAAAAGACTCTACTGAACTATTATATTTTGCATCAGGTGGAACTTTTCAAGATTTTTCAACTACTAATACTTCAGTTGATTTATATATGCGTGGATACCCATCCTTGTTGACTTATCCACAACAGTCTAATGTAACTGGAATTTATACAATATCTAACGCTTTAACTAAAGATTTAATAAATTGTTATGAAAACCAAACTTTAAACCAATCGCAATTAAGAACTTCAAAGATAGCAGTTGGATACTTATCTAGTTTTGTAAACTGCAAATCGTGTTATGATTTAATATATGGAAGTGGTATATCAACTCCATTTAGTATAATATCTCCATCATTTAATAATTTAATTTATATTACAATAAGTTCACCAACATCAACTACAAATATTGCTGCATTAAATATAAATGTTACAATGTCAGTATCATCAGTAACATTAACACAACCAAGTGGTAATACAACTTTAAAAATTGATTTAAGTCATCCGTCTATATTAGGATATTCATTAGAAACATATATTGATGCCGCTAGAGAAATTCCATTGGGATCTGCTTATAAAAGTTATGGTGTTCCTGGATATAATGGCGCATATGCCATCATAGATTCATATAGTACATCAACACCAATATATTGTGTAATGAGTGGACTGTCTACAATATACTTTAGTATAAAAACATAAGACCCCCATTACTGGAGGTCTTGTGTCTAACAAAAAGTTTACAAATTTTACCGACTACGTGAGCGAACAACTCGGTAGTGTGCACGACCCTTAACGGTCTCACGAACTACAGTATACTTGAGATCCATACGATCAAAAGCCTCACGAAGGTTGCTCATAGTTGCGCGCATATTTGCAACCTTAAAACGCTTACGGGCTTCACATGCATTCAGCGGAGTACCATTTCGCATATAATCAAACACTCTCTGAATCTTAGTCGGACGGTCAACAGTAGTAATATCCATAGAACTTTCCTTTCTTATAAGAAGTTGCTATACTATACACTCTATATTTGACCTGTCAAGTGATTATTATAAATAATACTGACTGAGGAGGACTTTATGGAACAGATGAGTCATCAGTTTATAAAATTTGTACGTCAGCATCTTGCCCAATATGGTATGAAACTTATTATTGGACGCGGTAAATGTGTCAATGTAGATGGGTTTCGCTGTTCTGGGTGCTTTGATGAGTCTGGAAAGGCTATTCGTATTGCCAGACACTGTAATCAATTTTTACATGTTCTCGTTCATGAATATTGTCATTTTTTACAATACATTAATAACAGTAAAGTATATGAAAAGTCATATAAAGCCTCAAATATTGTAGATGGATGGCTAAAAGGTAAAAATTATGCTGCTAAAGATGTTAAAAGAGCATTTTTTATTGTTCGCTCTATGGAAAGAGACTGTGAAAAACGAGCCGTTCGATTAATTAATGAATTTAAATTAAAAATTGATACAAAAATGTATTCCAAACGGGCTCACGTATACATCTATAGTCATTTCATGATGGAAAAATCACGAAAATTCTATTCTTTTAAACAAGATCCATATTATAGCAAATGCGTTCTACGCATCATGCCGTCTAACATGGCTGTTCTGAGTCATGTGTCTATTCCAACAAAGGTCTATTCTGTTTTAGAATCTTTGATGAAATGACTTTGAGCATATTTGGCAACAAACTTGGTAAATGGTTGTTCACCGTAGGGCCAACGATCAATTGGATCCATAAATCCATGTTGAATTAGATCATCAATATGCTCATCCATCATGGATAGAGTTACATCATCTACATTCCATTTGAGCTCACCATCGTAATCGATTGATGGTTCTTCTGCTGCATTATGTTCTGCAACTGCAAGATCAGATATCTTTGCAAGATTACCAAGAATTTCTAATGATTTAGCACATTGATAAAAAAGATCCTTGTTGATAGGATCTTCTTCTTTGCGTGCTAGTTTTCGGACTTCGTAAACTAGTTCTGAAATTTTCATATTAACTCCTATGACAAGGTTAGTAAGTATTTGGTTTGTTGTACCAAACCAAGCATCTCATCCCTTATATTTAACAAGGCAGTTTGATCTCCACCAAGTTCTTTTGGTACTTCTTCAGTCAAAT